ATGAAAAAACTGTTACTGGCGACTGCGGTATCTGCCCTGACCATCAACGCAGTACAGGCAGCCCCTACAGTTTATGGCAAACTGCACGTTACCCTTGATAACGTAGACAAGTTTAGTGCAACTACCAAAGCCGATACTGACAATGTATGGGAAATCAATTCTAACGCTTCACGGATTGGCATTAAGGGTGAAGAAACGTTAACCGACAATTTAAAAGCAATTTACTTGGCTGAATGGCAAGTCAACACTGATGGTGATGGTACTGATCTGGGAATGCGAAACCGCTATTTGGGTTTGAAATATGACATGATCGGTACTGTTAAAGTAGGACGCATTGACTCTCACCTAAAAAATGCCCAAGGCAAAGTTGACTTATTTAATGATGTCCATGTTCTGGATATGACCAATACACTAGCTGGTGAAAACCGCCTAAACAACGTTATTTCTCTAGAAAGTGACACTAAAGCCCTAAACGGTTTTGGTATTAATGTGATGCTGCAACAGGGCGAGAATAACAAGCTGGCTGGCAGCAACAGTAGTGATATAAGTGACAGTTTAGGCGATGCAATTTCCGCATCTTTAGTCTACGACAACAAAGACATGGGTGTGTATGCTGCACTGGCTGGTGATAAGAACGTCGTGAGCACTTTTAATGTTGTTGGTGCCAAGGCAGAAGCTGAAATTATACGTCTTGTGGGTAGCCTGGATTTAGGTACAATGGCTAATGTAACTGGACTCACCTTAAATGCCCTATACCAAAATGCAGAGCCTACCAACCTGTCCAGTGCTGCTACTGCTGCGGGAATTGCAGCTGTTCCAGCAACTCCAACCACGCCTGCAGTTCCAGCTGTGGCAGCAGGTGCATTCAGGAATTTTGATAAAGAGAATTCTTTTCTGGTGAGCGCTGCTTATAACATTAGCGAAACACCTTGGACTGTGAAAGCACAATATCAAGAATCTACCTCTAGCTTTAACGGCAATATTGATGATGTGAAGCTAAGCCAGATTGGTGGCATGGTTGATTACATGTTCAATAGCAAAACCCGTGCATATGGTTATGTTGCCCAGCAGTCAGATGACCGTAAAAATGTTGATGACCGCATGTATGCTGGTGTAGGCATGGAATTTAACTTCTAATTATCAATGTTCTAAGAACGCTAGCAGATGCTGGCGTTTTTTATTAATCATTAATTTTAAATATAAAAAATATAAGATTTAGAAAAACAGTTTTCGTATGTTAAAAATAATCCTTGAACAAATTTGCTAGAAATCATGAATCGTGAATTTTTTCAATTAAGTATTTAATAAATTTAGCTATGATCTAAAGTTCTTTTTTAATCTATGCTCTTATCATTTGAAGTTATGTCAATGTATGAAAAATCATACATCGGCATGAAAGGCTTGGTACTTAAGGATTTGAAGCTGATATAAAGTAGTGTAACAGCATATTATTATGTATAAATGGTGGGGCGAAGAGACTCGAACTCTAATTGCTAGTTTTTATTATCAGCTAATATTAACTAATATTTAGCATAATCATAAGCTTACCACCTATTAATCGCTATCAACTTTTAGCTTGCGTGCCCGAGAACGTGCCCAACCTACCCCTGCCTTTAATAGGTTACTAATATATCCCTCCAGCTTTCATTTTGATAGGGAGGGTAAAGATTGCTAGGATTTCTCCGAATTTGCTTAATTGCTTATTTTTGTTATAACTAACTTATCCTATACTTCATATCTTGATTGAACAACTACGCCAGATGGGTGCATATGATTGGTTAACGGCCAAGAATTTAACCTATCCGGATCATTTTCTGGATACGGTGGCTAAGGGAAAGTGAATAGTTATAAATAAATATTTATAAGGAAGGAATTTATAGATGAGTAAAGTAGCTTTAGTTGCAGACACACGTCCTACAAAAAAATATTTAGTCGATGGTATTACTAAAGATATTACTCTTGAAGCGTGTATCTTTGATCTAATAGATAACTCGATTGATGCTTTTCAAGAAAATAAAAACGAAGCACTTCCCAACAACTATAAAGGTTACAAAATTGATATTATTTTTGATAAAAAATCTTTTTCAATTAAAGATATAGGTGAAGGAATTGAATTAAACACATTAAAACAGAATGCCTTGAGATTTGGCTCACATCCAGAGCATTTAAACACAAGTATAGGCTTCTTCGGCATTGGTCTTAATCGTGCACTCCTGAAATTAGGCAAAATTAGTAAAATTTCAACTGAAACATTAAAACAGAATTCTGAGTTATTTTTTGATGCCAACAAATTTATTAATGATGATGACTATTGGGATTTACCTATTGTAGAGAAACAATTAACTGGCATTACTGGGACAGAAATAGTTGTTCAACAGCTACATAAAGAAATAATTTCAGATTTTTCAAATCCTCTCTGGGAACAATCTTTTATTAACTCATTAGCTAAAAGATATTCTTTTTTCATTAATAGAGGTTTAGTGATAACAGTTAACAATACCGTCACTCCAAAAGTTTTAACATCCATAAATAAAAAATGTGGCTTTAAAAAACTTTCAAATACATTTGAATATGAAGGGGTTAAAGTTGATATTCAACTTGGTCAGCATAAAGATTTTCTTTTTCAATATGAACAAACAGAAGATAAAAAAAATACCATCACTCGCGATGACTGTGGTTGGTTTGTATATTGTAATGGTCGAGCAATTAAAATGCATGACTGGTCATCAGATACTGGTTGGTTCACAAAAGCACATACTGAGCATACTGGATTTATAGGTATAGCAAGCTTTATCGGAGAGGGTGCAAAGCTGCCTTGGAACACTAGTAAATCGAATTTAGATTTAAATAATGAGATTTATAAAAAAGCTTTACCGATTATGAAAGATTTTTCTGAGAAGTGGAGAACACATACTGGAAAAATAAAAAGAGGTAAAAAATTCTTTCATTCAGAACAGCAATTACCTTTAGATAAGCCACTAGTGAATGAAATTCCACCGCAGTTTAATTTAAACTTAGTAGTACCAGATACCAAGCCAATTGCTAAAGAAAGCAGTGCTCTTTTAGATGATTATTCTATACCATCTACTAGATTACCGGATGAAAATTATATCCCTTTTGAACATATCGAGCATAATAATACTCCACTAACTTCAATAGATAATGAAATTAATTGCAATTTACAAAATCAAAATGAATTAGAAAATGATAATGAAACTAATCAATTTACTAATAGTGAATTTATGCTTTTTGAGCAAAATTACTCCACGCCCTCTCACACATTAGAGCATAGTTATTTATTCAATGAGTACAATGGTAAGACTCCTTTTAATATTCCAGAGGATCAAAATAAACTTTGTTCCTTATTAAATGAATTATCCAGAATCAAAATAGATTCAGATGGTGGCTTCCCTTTGGCCTCTATTTTTCTAATTAGATGCTTTATAGAATTAAGCTGTAAATATTATGTGACTTTTAAGGCCCCTACTTTAGATGTAACTAAAAATAATTTAGGAGAGCAAATAAAAAAATGCTTAGATCATATGAAAACTAATGGACTATTGGCAGGAATAGACACACGTAATATTGATTCTATATATGCTCTCTGTAATGAAAATCGTAATGAAAGAACTAATAGGAACATTAGGTACCTACAAAATACTATTCACTCTCCTGACTTAATGTGGGATAAAGACAGTATTAAAAGTTTTTGGCTTGCTATTCAACCTTTTTTGTTAAAGTGCTATGAGTAACTTAGTTATTCATAGCATCAAAAATCACTTTAAGAATTTTTTCAGCAACTATAGGACTTACACTGTTACCAATCTGCCTGAAGCTATGCCATTTTGTTTCATGAAATACGAACCAATCTGGAAAACCTTGTAAGCGTGCAGCCTCTCTGGGCGTGATTACCCGTGGCTGCTCATAATGAATTGGCCGAACTGCTTGATAGCTTCCCTTATCACTTCCTGTCCCAGCTCTTAATGTAGGACAGAAACCTAAAGGATTTAGCTTTACAGACTTTGAAATTTTATCTTGCTGGCCATATTGTAGATTAGCATATCTTTCTTCAACTTCTTTAGAATGCCTAGTACCTTGGCAACCAGATACAAAATCCTGTTCCATATATCTTTCGATAAGTTTGTTATTCCCGATATTATTAGGAATAGAGTTAATAATTCGGTCAAAGAAGCGATTTTTAGGGAATTGGGTTTTATCTACCAATTGCCAACCTTGTTCTTCACTCAACCATAGGGGTTGAATTAAGGTAGGTAATCCGATTAAAGCATGACTAACATTAATACTTTCTAAGTCATTGCTAGGTGTAAAATCAGTTTTTTTTAATTCTTTGGGAAACCTTTTTATATGAATACCAATAAAGAAAATCCGAGTCCTAATGGTAGGAGCGCCATATTCACTGGCCTTCACTTTTATCGGCTCTAATAATATATATTTATCTTGAACAAGGCTAAGAGCTTCTTCTCTAATAAAGTCATATTTAGTATTTAAAATTCCTGTTACGTTCTCTGCAACAAAAAAGTTAGGTTCTATTTCTTGTACAAGACGAAAAAAATCATTAAATAACTGATTTCGATTATCATCAATTTGCTGCTTTCCAATCGTACTAAATCCTTGACATGGAGGGCCACCAATCAAACCATCTAATTCACCTTTTTTTATTCCTGCTAATCTAAGTAGATCTTCACCTGATAGCTTACTTACATCTTGCTGGATATGAGTCGAATTAGGGAAATTTTTAATGTGGGTATGAATAGCATGGTTGTCTAGCTCTACAGCTGCTTTCACATTAAAGCCGGCCCTAGCAGCCCCTAAACTTAAACCACCTGCTCCAGCAAACAAGTCGATAATCTGTCGATCCATTTTTGATCATCTAACATAAAATTTAAAGCAATCATACGAAATTTTTATTTTGTTTACGACCGCTAATTTAATTTTTTTGTAATTTATTGATTTAACTTAATTTACTTAAATGTTATTGTGTAAATTTACTCACAGAAAAATCTAATATGAAAATTAATCCAAACCTTGGCAAACCGATGAATACTGAGGAATATGCTCACCATTGGTCTAAAGATTCTAAATTCCTTGATCAGAACTCTCAGTACAAATGGATGACGGAACAATTAGGTAGTGCTGAACTCATTATTGAAGTAGGCTGTGGAGCCGGATATAGTACTTATGCTCTTGCAAGAAATCCGAATCGTAAAATTCTTGTTATAGAGGTAAATGCCATACTTCTTGATCAAGCTTCAAAATATCTGACTAGTAAAAATATCTCATTTGATATAGCTACAACGCCCGAAGAAATAACTGAGAAATTGAAACATTCAAATATAGTATTTCTTAATACAAATATCTTTGATATTGAACCTCAATTAAAGACTTTAACACAGCGATTTGATGCAATAATATGCTGGTTAATTGGTGCTGAACCGTTAGTAATTTCTAAAAATATTAAGAAAGAATTAGAAGACTTTAAAAATAGTGATATGGCTACTTATCGGGAGAATGTTCACAAAGTTTGTTATAAATTAGGTGAATCTTTGCTTAAACCAGAAGGAGTCTGCCACATTGTTGATCGGTCAATAATTGCATCATGGAATACAAAAGACAAAGCAAGGCTTGATGCTGTTGCGCATCATAAAGAATTATCATCAGAAAAATATACAGTTAATTTTGCTAATACTTTTTTGCGAAAATCTGGAGATATACGCCAGTCTAAAATTAATTACATAGTGCAAGAAGATATGCCATATGACTTAGGGCTTCCTGTAATTATTTCAGTACGTGCAATAAAAAATTAACCGCCTTTAGGCGGTTTTTTATTGCTCCTCACTTATTATCACGACAAGCTGCTGCATGTCATGCTAATTGAGAGATAGATATTTAAATTCAATCTTCATCATCAATAGAATAATGATCTTCGACTCTTAACCAACCAAGGCTACCCTCGCCGTTGTCCACTATATCAATGTGATTATTACCCTTGTAGACAATTACCTCTTTATTGAAAAATGCCAATCTTTGCGAGAATGAGGAATATCTCAATGCATCCAAAGCTAATTCAATATCCTTTTTTAAGCCTTCTAAGCTCTGACAAAAATCCACATCAAGCATCTTAATAAACTTTCCATAAATTAAGCGTCTTTTTCCATTTTTTAAATCTATGACACGAACGTCAGCCTGGCTGGTTTTATTTATAGCTCTAGATTGCTCAAGTCTAAAGACTACCTCGCCATTGATAGTACGATGGTTAGCCTTAGCTTCAGACTCGATAAAATCTTTTAACTCCTGAGTTAACCTTAACTTAAGTTGTGCGTCTTCATTCATAACTGTGTGCTTTTAATAGATTAAGTTAAGAAACTATATCAGACCACTATTTGAACCGCAATAGTTTAATTTATGGTTTAATATTGAACCATTATTTTCATTAAAAAAACGCCCTACACCCCTGCTGAAACCTTTCATCATGGGCCACATCGGGATCAATAGTGCATTCCTTCACTGACGCCAACTGCCGGGCATAAGCATGACCAGCATACTCTGGAGTACTCACTTTATAGCCTGCTTCCCAGGGTAGATAATCAATGATTAATGCGGGAACCAGCATGAGCAGGAAGAAGCCAAAAATAACTAAAATAAGTGTGGTTAGGCGCATTTGTTATCTTAGTTGCTCTTGAACCAGTATTTTGCTTCATCATTGAAAAACAGGAGATACAAAGTATAAATATTCATAGGTAAAGTGATATAAACATTAAGTTTATCTATATTTGACATAGGTATTTCATTGCCTGCTGCTATCATTATTAGTACTGAGATAATGGTCAGGATGAGATAGACATAACGTGCTGCATTGCTTCTATTGGCAAGTTTATAAGGAATAATACAATACAAGCCGGTTACGATAAGGGCACCTATGAAACTACCTAGTGAATCCACTCCAATAACTTTACCGAGTAAACTCAACAACGCATTAATGACTAATGAAGCCCAAAGTACTTTAATTGCTATATCAACTGATCTTGGCATTTTTATTCAAACATTGGTATAAAGGACTGAATCATATAACAATGGATTGTTGAAATGAAATACTTATGCTGCCTACTTATTGGTTTATCTACAGTCAGCTTTGCTGCCACCCAGACAGAAAATCCTTTTGGCACTGGACAGCACACGCATAAAAAGTCAGTGACCAAAACGGCTAAGAGTCAAAAGGCTAAAAAGACCGAGAGCTGCTCTAACCTACCGACCCGCTGTGCTGATATTGCCGACTGTGCCGATGCCCAACGTGCTTTGCGGTGTGGCATGACACGGCTGGATCGGGATAATGATGGGGTGGCTTGTGATAAAGACTGTCAGTAAGAATGAATTACCACCTCTTAAATTATTTAATACTCTTAACTTCGCTATGGATGTTATATAAATTATGGACTCATCTAACACAAATCAAAACAGTCACATTTGCATGGAATTTTATATGTTTAAAAATTTAGTTAAAGAGAATGCACAAGAGCTTAAGAAATTAAGTGAGAAGTTTGTTGAACAGTATGATAAAGATAAAACCGATCCACTATTAAGCACTCTCTCAAATCAGGCTCAGAAAATAATAGTTGATCTATTGACAAATATAAGAAGATCTCAAGATGCCAAAGAAATAAGCCTAGATATTGGTATACAGGACCAAATTGGTTATTTCAAAAAGAAAATAAATAAGATGGAAATGAAGAGTTTTTGGGATTCATTTAAAATAAATGGAAATATTAGTACTAATGAACCACTTTCTTTACGAGAATGTGCAAATGGCTTAGTGCATTTTATAGAATATGATTACTTTATAAAAGATAAGTGTCATTGGCTAATGTTTTACACAGATCATGGAAATTTAATCATTTTAGATATTCAAAAAGCATGCGATAGTGTTCAAGTACACTGCTAATCTAAAGGCTCCAAAAAGAGAGTTATAATAACTCTCTTTTTGTTTAATAGTTTATTACTTTAAGTACTGCTTCCAGGGCAACTGGTAGTGCGGCCCATCCTTAAAATTTTTCCAATCCCCACCCCATTCTAATGGGATATTTAGCTCTTTAGCTGCTTCTATTAAGCGATTTTTTATTGTCATGGCGATTTAGCTTTTTCTCTGATAAATTTCATCCATAATTTTAACGAGTATGGATTTATGAAAAATTTATTATGGAGTGTTTTAGTTGGGGTAGGTTTAGTTGGCTGTGCTACACCACAGTATAATTATGCACCAGCAGTGACACAAATTAGTAAGCCCCCTATTGGTAGCGAGGCTACTGCCTATGTAGGTGATCAGATGCTTGTGCAAGGTAAGTTCATTAAAAGAACTGCTTTATTTTTAAGTGATCCTATTAGGATTAGCTTTGCATACACAATGTTAGGTGGTTACTATCCTAAAACTGGTGAAGACGCAAATGGTGTCTACTACGGTATAGGCGGTATTCAAAATGCCGGAAATATTCAAAAATCTGCTATTGCTGATCCATATAAAGCCGTAATGGTAACACCCGATAATAAGCTATGTGTGATTACTGTTTTTAATGCTAAGAATTGCACCCAAATAGAAAAAGAAAAAATAGTTAATCAAGAAGTGGATTCTTTGTCTGAGAACTCATTCCAGCAAACTCTTATTTATAGCGGTCGTGTAGGTAACAAAATTAATGTTGGCTATCGTGAATTTTCATCCAACCTTGCCCGGCCTGCTTTTAATAATGATGTTGAGTATGATCTTAATGAGTCCAAAACTATCGGATATAAAGGTGCATTGCTTGAGGTCATTGAGGCGACTAACCAGTTTATTAAATACAAAGTGATTAAGAATTTTAATATGGCTCAAGAGTAAAATATTATGGTTGCTATGATTAAAGTGCATGCTGGGGATTTTGTAGGTATGGGAAGCTATAGTCCTCCCATTTTCAGCAGTGGCTATGGTTCCTTGCATTTAAAAACCAGTGGTTGGCAACCACGTGGTGAAAAAATCACTAAAGAGATGATCCAAACTGTTGAGCTGGCCAGTGAAGAAGCAGCTGTTCGCTTGGGCGGTGCTGCTGGATGGGGAACAGCAGGTGTAGTTCTTCTAGGTCCTGTTGGCCTATTAGCTGGTTTAGTATTAGGTGGCCGCGGCAAAGATATAACTTTCATTGTTGTGTTGAAAGATGGGCGTAAAGCCATGCTAACAGCAGATAGTAAGACTTATACTGCTATCAAGGCTGCTGTCTTTTGACAAAATAAAAATATAAAAAGCTCGATTTTACGGGCTTTTCATTTTTGGAAACTCTTCTATAAAATGATTTACAAGTGATAACTTGCGGAATTGCGCAAACTGGCTATAAATGCAATTTTTAAGGAAAACTATTATGACAACTAAAAATGCTAAATCAGAAAAACTAGAGGCCCTTAAACGCTCACTCCAATTATTGCAAGTCGATGATATTGATGAAAATCAGCTGGACCAGAACATCAAGATCCTGAACCTAAAAGAAATTAGGGTAAAAGCTGATTCAATGATAAATTTTGAGCCGGATTGATTATTCAAAATAATGAAACTCCGGCCACTCTATAAAACCACGTGCACCGGCTGCCGACGTAACCTGCATGACTTCAGCAAGGTTTGCTATAAGTGTGGCACTTACAATACCGTGGACTGGAAAGCTTCAGTGCAATTTTATGCTTTGATGGTCGGCACAGCACTGGGCATTTGCCTGCTACTTATGTTCCTGGGCAAACTGACAGGCCTGTAAAAGCACTGTTGTTTCATCGGATTAATTCACTTTATCAATAAAACTGACTTGAATTAAATTTTACTGTTGGCTTATGCTATTTTTGAATTTGTACAAAATCAAAAATATGATGACCGATCAACTGGAGAAACGTGGTGGCGCACGAAAAAACGCGGGCCGAAAATCACTCTATGGTGAAAAATCGGTATTAATCCGGGTGCCTGAATCACAGGTAAACCTGATCACCAACTGGCTGCTGTTCAATCCGCCTAATGGCACTAAGTCTGATCTGGTTAAAAAGCTGGACTTTAAGCCACTCTATGCCCAGACCACTTATAACATCCCAGTGGCGCTTGAAAAGGTCGCTGCTGGTTTCCCCTCACCGGCCAATGACCATATCGAACGCGGTATAGACCTCAACCAGCATATTATTCATAACCAGAGCGCAACCTTTATCGTGCGGGTGGCCTCAAAATCCATGTTGAATGCTGGTATTGATGTAGATGACGAGCTGGTGGTAGACCGCAGCCTTGAAGCTAAGCACCGCGATATTATCGTCGCCTGTATTAATAATGAATATACGGTTAAGCGGCTGATGATTGAAAGCCAGTTTACCCCGGCCAAAGTCTGGCTAAAGGCCGAAAACCCTGAATACAGCAACATTTACCCAGCCGAAAATGATGAATGGACCATCTGGGGCGTGGTGGTCTATAACCTTAAATGCATGCGCGGCCGTTAAAGTATGCAGCCCTGTAGCCGCATCTTTGCCCTGGTTGATGTCAACAACTGCTATGTGAGCTGTGAGCGTGTTTTTAACCCCGCCTTAAATAATAGGCCGGTCGTTGTTCTATCCAACAATGATGGCTGTATTGTTGCACGCTCTGCTGAAGCCAAGGCCTTAGGCATCAAGATGGGTATGCCGTTATTTGAGGTGCGCGACCTGATCAAGCAGCATGACGTGGTGGTGATGTCGAGTAACTACGCTTTATATGCCGAAATGTCAAAACGGTTTATGGCGATCCTTGGGCAGTTTGTTGGCCCACAGGAACAGGAAATCTATTCGATTGATGAATGCTTTTTAGAGCTGACCGATTATAGCCACCTGTTTAATCTGGCAGATTATGCCCAGCAAATGCGCCAGACCATTGCCAAGTGGATTGGCCTTCCAGTGTGCGTGGGTATTGGCCATAGTAAAACCCAGGCTAAACTGGCCAACCATTTTGCCAAGAAAAATCCGGCCTTTAATGGCGTGTGTAACCTTCTGGATTTAGACCCGCTAATCCTTGAATTCATGTTGCAAAGCCTGGACGTATCCGAAGTGTGGGGCGTTGGCCGCCAGCATACCAAGAAGCTGGCCAGCCTAAATATCCTAAATGCGCTTGACCTGACCCTAAGTAGTCCCAAGTTTATTCGCCAGCACTTTAGCGTGGTGATGGAGCGAACGGTACTGGAGCTACAGGGGATTGCCTGTATTGAAATTGAGCACACTGTCCCGGATAAAAAACAGATCATCAGTAGCCGGTCATTTGGCAAGCCGGTAACAAAAATTGATGACCTTCGTGAAGCATTAACCCTGTTTGTTTTGCGGGCAATTGACCGCTTACGCAGCCAGAACCTGCTGTGTGCCAGCATTGGCATCACCATCAAGACCAGCCGCTTTCAAAAGCCCTACTATCACCCCTATATTATTGTTAGCCTAAGCTACGCCACCGATGACCGGTTACTGATTAACAAGGCTGTAATGCATGGGCTGGAGCAAATATTCAAACCCAACATGCAATACAAGCATGCAGGTGTCATCCTGATGAATATTGTGCCGGACAGTAAATATCTGCCTGACCTGCTGGCCGACCACGACAAGATCCAGGAGCGCAAGCTGCTGACCATTACCCTTGATGAAATCAATAACAAGTTTGGCCGTGATGCGGTATCGATTGGATCATGCACCTTTAAGGATAGAAACTGGTCCATGGCACAAACCAGAAAATCACCCAGCTACTTAACGAGCTGGAATGATATTTTAAGGGTTAATTAAATTTATGGTTTTTTATAAATTCTAGTACTTGTTTCCCTGGTCTGACTTGAACCATTTGCCCGATTGAAGTTTTAATTTCAATCCTTAAAGTATCAAGATGCTTAGGTGATAAGTCTTTAACAAAACCTAAAATAAATGGTTGCTCCCAATTATGTTCATCCTCCCTGAACAACTCTAAAAAGTAGTGTCCACTTTTACCATGCTCTAACTCTGTTGGAAATTGAGTCGATCCTAAACTTAAACTAAAAAATTGGAGGTTTTCAGTTAACGATTTACCTTTTCCAATTTTCCACCGAATATTAGTGATAGTAACTGTTCTATCCCCAAGATTGGTTACAGAAATAACGATACAGCGAACCATACGACCATCTGGACATATAAGTGCTGTTGTACTTTCAATCTTAAGTTGAATCCTTCCAGTTCTTCTAACTAGCCATAAGGAAACAATTACAGCAGCAATTGTTCCAATACTGGCAAGCCACGTACCAATAACATTAGCTAATGCTAATTTTTGATCTAAGGTCATAATTAATATTTAGAATAAAATTTAATTATTATAAAGAAAAAGCCCCTTACAAGGGGCTTCTTAACAATTGAATTTAACTCACCAATAACTTAGCCATCTGCACCAATGCATTTCACATGACGCTCTTTCTGGCGGGTCCATACCCCCATGCAGTTACTGGACTTGATGGAACAATCCCGGCCAGCCACATAACGGTATTTCAGTAAGGCATCACAGGCTGCGCGGTAATTACCGTTCAAAATTTCACGGCGCATTGATGATTTATTCCAGGTTGCCATGCCGTACTGATAGGTAAAATCAAGGTAGGTATCGTATTCACCCTGACTTAATAGCACATTAGGCAATGAAGCCTTGAATAACTTTTCATCCTTGCTGAGATGGGCATAGGCATCTTCAACGGCCTTGACGGGCGTGGTTCGATCACCGAGCTTTACCGGCTGGCCATTTTGCTTAATGGTTGTTCCAAAACCATAAGTCGGCACATCCCCCTTAACGGGTACTTTTGCATCTTCAGTGTAGCCTTCCTGTCGGACTACCCCCACAAAAGCTGCTGCGCTCAATATAAGACTAGTTATTAAAATACGCTTACTCATGCTTATCTACCTGATTCTGTTTTTCAATGATCCGTAGGCGGGCTGCACTTTCAATTTCCTCTCGCTTGTCACGGCGAATTTGAAAGTACAAATTGCATAGAAAGCCGATGATTGCCAGAATCACACCCATGGCACTCAACAAATCAATCTGGGTAAGCCAGCCTAAAACCCCTGTCGCAGCACCGGTATAGGTAGCTTTATTCGCAACCGATGTACTAGCGGCTATAACACTTGAACTATCAGTCATGATGAAAACCTATACCCCTGCTGTTATGACGTCCTGCTTTGAGGCTTCATTATGCAGAAGGGGCTTTTTAGGTTTTGAGGGAGGTTCCAATAGGTAAATTGGTAAACTTGAGTAAGTAAGGGTTAATGACTGTTGGCAATATTGCCTAGTCCCTTGATGATGGCGTTGCCGATTTTAATCAGTGTGTTGTGTTTTTCAGCTTCTGCCTTAAGCACTTTTTTACGTTGTTCCCATGTGGGTGATTCATAATAAAACGCCTCAAAGCTAATCGGCTGATTTAAGGCTTCACTTAAGGACATTGGGCAATGTTCAGCCAGACCATCAGCCACTTCAATTAAATGACTGGTCCAGTTCTTTGATGAGTCGGATAAAGGCGGCAGAGGGACGAAATCGAACAGGCGCGTCATCTGCACCTCTTTCTATAACCAGACCGCTATTATTGGCTGTCAAACTAATGAGTGAAAATAATTGCTGGTTCAGCGGTGCAAAATCTTCATAGCACAACTCAAATTCGCTTTGTGACAGCTTTTTAATGTAGTCCAGCCGTTGCATAAACTGCTGCTCAAAAGCGGCATCATCAACGGTAAGGTCAGGTAAAACCGCCAGTTCGGGATGCTTTTCATGTGCCAGCTGCAGTGCCATCATGCAAGCTAGCCATTCAATAGCGTTCTTGCATTTTGACTCCAAGAATTCAGCGCCACGGCCGTTAAGCTGCTGTACTGTTACCCCGTTCTGGGTGATTTGGGTTTTCCATTCCATGCCTGGTGGTAGATAACAGGCGGATAAGTCCATATCAATGGCCAACAGTGAATTGCCTTGCTTTTCCACGTATTTCATTAGTAAGTAATAGCGCTCTTGGCAGGTAATACTCAGGGGTAACTTATCATCCTGTAGCATGCCCTTTAAAAACACAGTCACGCGCTTTTCATTGAGCTGCTGGCTAACAACAGCTACTTTCAGGCAATCATTAATGGTTAGTTCCTGAGGCGTATAGGTCGTAGGACCTATCGGTATTGCATCAAAAGTCAGCATTTACACCATCCCATACAGTTTTTTGATATCACTGGCATCCCAAGCGGCCCGGCTCAACAGATTCACACTAAAAGCCAGATTTAAGCGGTTTCCATTTTCATCAATCGGCGCATCAAGCGGTGACGACACACTTTCAATTACGAAAGGCGCATAGGTTTTGCCATGGAAAGTAATCGAAATAAACGGCGGTACCACCCCTGAGAAAATCCCTTCTGCAAGCCCGTTCTCGCTCACATTCTCAAGCAAGCCCCGATTAGATAAATATTTGGGCAAAGACCAGGCTTCCAGCTGGGCAATTTTATGTTCCACTTCAACCAGTGGGTTTCTTAGGGCAATCAGGAATAGGCTTAAATTAATTCTGATAGAAGCCGTGGACACAAAAACCTGAGTGGTATTGATTTTAGTCAGGTTGGTTTTACCTTCGGCAGACTTGGCAAATTCTTTAAGCATGCCCGTCACTGGATCCAGCACATCGGTTGCTGCCTGTAGCAGCCCATTACTGCCCACAATATTGCCAATAGCCTCAACCAACTCACCGGTTTGCAAGGCTGCCATTAGCGTTGGCATCTTATGTTCTGGGTTACTGTTTTCAAATGGGGTCTGATAATTACTTTCAATGGTTTTATCACCATCGGTAAGCATGGCTGCCACGATAGGCAAGTCTGCAAGCCAGTTGCCATCTTTGTCACATTCAGAAAATACAGCAAACTTGTGTTTGGAAACTACGCCATACAACGGGTCTGTGTCATTACTGGGCAATCGGGGCTTTGGTGCATTGGCCGGGGTGGCCAGCGCGATTGTTTTGTTGGTCATAAAAAACCCTGAGCTTAAGCACAGGGTTATTATTACTCGCTCACATTGTGCTAAAGGCGCACGGTTCCATTGAGCCGCGCCTCAAACTGGGCAAGGTCAATATATTGGCCTTCCTCTTCATTTAATGGCCAGACTGTTGTTGCAACTGGTGTGGTAGCCCGGTGAAGCTGCATATACAGATCAGCAGCTGCAAGGGTTGCTAAATCATCCTCAGGTACACTGTAGGCCTCAACCACATTTTTAGGATATTGGGTGCGGGCATAAAACTCTTCTTCGCCTTCCCCGCTTTGCTGGGCAATAACCCATTCAACCGCTGGCAAATACCCGCCAAAGCCTAGCCAGAAATCAATATCACGGGCACTTAGCCGCGCCGCATTACGAAAAAATGTATCAGTAATGACCTTAGGCATATTGGCTGGTTCAATTCCCTTATCGGTCAGGCTGGCTTTAATGCCAGCCGTCACCTCAGCCAGTGCCGCACGATCAGGGATTAGGTAGGTAATGCGGCTCATCTGTATTTTGCCTCAACAATTTCAATCTGGGTTGAATCGTACCACGGCTGTTGAATCAGCTTGGCAAACGATTCCAGGTCAATAATCCACATACTTGGACGTTTTGCCCAGTAGGCATAGTCCACCGTAGCCTTTAATGATTCCTTGTTTTCATACAGCTTATTACCATCCCTGCCGATCACCACTGATTTTAAGCCAATGACGGGTACATCCTTGGTATTTTTAATCGCTACCCGCTTGGCCTGCTCCATCAGATCAGCCGCCGCTGCTTCAGGTGCACCTGGTTCGGGCAGGATTTTAATCCGTTGCCGGATATGTCTATAACCCTCGCTCACCATAAACCAGCCAACCACTTCATCAAGGTTATTGATGACGTGCCCAATTTCCTGATCAATTGCTTTTTTAACATATTGCGGAATATCAGCCTTACTAATCCCGTCAACATACAACTGTTGAAATTCAGCCGTGGTAAAACCGGCCCGGGTTAATGCCATATCAAACAGGCGTGATGTTCCTAGCAGTTTTTTCAATAAATTAAATGCTGTGTCTACATCCATTTTTACTTCTATAGCCTCACCTTCCAGATAAGGCAGCAGTTCATTTTCAAAAAATTCAGAATCTGAGGCATGGGTTATTGGGATGTTTTGATAAAGCCTTAGGTTCTTATTACGGATTACCGCCATAGGCCTGCGATTGAGCGGATTAACTTCAAATGCCTCAATATCAAATACCAGGTTATAAGATTTAACAATATCGGGATTATCATACCTTAGCTCTGGTAAAAACTCTTCAGCCCAATAGCGCCGCTTAGTCGCACGGTGCACCAGATTGCGGGCAAAATACTGGGTAGTCCGCTCATTCCATTCTTGAAGCGCACCGGCCAGACGTTCCGCCAAAATGGTGTAAATTTCTGGAAAAACACTGGCGTAAAATGGCTTAGCAACACTGATATCAAAAATTTCTTTGGTGTTACACTCGGCCATATCCTCGGCCACCATATATTCAATGGCAGCGGCCTTATCATCCGGGCTTAGTTTCTGGCAGGTATCAGTTCTACCGATTTCCTTACCGATAAAACCAAATTTAAAGCCATAATCACTAAGTTCAGCAATCTTCACATAGCCATAAACGGTTTTGCCATTTTCTTTAATGGCCTTAACGTACTCGCCTGCATACCAAAGCACGCCCAAATCATCTAAAACGGCCTCTCCGGTTAAAATGGCCTGTTTATCAGCCTCACTAAAACCATTATCCTGATAATTCAAGAATGATTCTTCAGTGGCACGAATCATGTTATCTGCTGTGCTCACCACACTACGGGCACGGTTAAATACATCATTGGTCAGGGTGTCGGCATTGGTCTGGATCCAGCGTGACATTTCATGGCTTCCAGTCCGCATTTCACGGTAAATATCATATTCACTAAAACTTGGGCTACGGTTATATTGCCGTTTTCGCTCAATGCCCTTAATCACCATATCACTGGTCAGCTCACCATCGAACCAGCCATCATAGCGCTGGGCAATCTGGTTGATCTGGTCGGTGTAACGCTGAATAACCTCAGGCTTGGCCGCCTTGTCGCGCTTCTTGATCAGTTCCCCTAGCCGTTTGGCATCGACCTCCATAATCTGACGTACTTGCCCTTCAATGCTGGGTTTAGGGCGTTTCTTGGCCTTGATCATGTTGTCATATAGCAAGCGGGTTCTGGAGGCAACCAGTGCAGCACGCTCGGCCTGTTCCCGAATAGATTTTGCCTGCAATAGTGCAGCAATTTGTTCAGGGCTATCAGCATTAATCAGGTCCTCATAGTCCTGTTTACTGAGTTCCTGGCTCACATTCAGGGTTCCAGATACAACAGAATCCTTTTGCATCAACTGGTCAATCCAGTCAGCCTTGCCAGCAATCAGGCGCTGCTTATACTCATCAAAGGTGCCATTGGCATTGTAATGGTAAATTGCCACGCTGGACTGCTTATTGCCCTGACGTACGCCACGGCCATTACGCTGCTGTAAGCTGTCTGGTGTCCAGCCCGTTGTTAAGTGGTGGATGGCCTGTGTACCAATCTGCAAATCAATACCGGTTTCAGCCTTTTTATTGGCAATGACGGTTGTAAACTCATTGCTGGCAAACTTGTCCTGCACTTCCTGCATGTGCTCTGTATCAGGACTGCCCTTGCTGCCATCTGGTAGAGTTTGCGCATTGATAATGGCAATCTGGCTGGATTTCACCCCACAGTAAGCAACCAATGCCCGCTTGATTACATGCTGCATCGCCAGGTTGTCGCAGAAAATAAGCTGTTTGGCATGGCCCTGATGCTTTGGCGTACTCTGCTCAACCTTATAGTTTTCAACCATGGCAGAAACTTTAGCTGATAGCTTGGGCTGGACCTGTAGGCCTGCCTTATCAATCATTTCCATCAGCTGCGCGACGACGCCAGCATCATCCACATTTAGGATTAACCGCGAATTATGATCATCCAGATCAACACGGCAGCCTATAGTAAACTGTGGCATTAGCTCGCCTTGATTGTCCTGTATCATTTTGACTGTCATTAGTTCGCTATCAACGCCCGGAAAACGGCGGGTTGTCTTAATGCTGATTTTCTTGGCATTAAACTGGTCAGCCAATTTGCGCGCGGCTTCCAGCTGATCAGGGGCAAAATCAACGGGTACAATACGCATGAGGCCCATTTCACTACCGGCCATGATCACATCAGACATGCGGGCAATCAGGTTGAACGGGTGAGCCAGTAGCTCATCCGTTTCACCAAGCATTTCCTTATAGGCTTCATAGGCCTCAAAGGTATCTTTATCGGCAATCACACCACCGCCGTTAATCATTTCCTTGGCCAGTGCATAAAACCCTTTCATCTGGTTTAGGGTTGCCTTGTCGTCATCCACCAGGTCAATGACCACGGTATGATTTTCTTCATCAGGAATTTTAAGGCCACGCTCCCGGGCGGTCTGGATATTAGCAATCTTGTGAATGCCATCCTTCAATAACTGCACGTTTTTAAAGCCCGTAAAAGTATCAACTGATACCAGATCACCGACAATATTTTCCTGCTCAATCTGGTCAATATTGGCAAAGGTACTTAAGAAATCATCAACGCTGGCAATGGAAGTACCCGCCAGTTCGCGCATGGCTTCCTTATCACCGACTGCCAGTGACAGCATGGTTAGAATCTCAACCGGCGAGTTAGTAAATGGCGTTGCAGTCAGCAAGACTACGCCATCATTCAATTCACCGTTACGGCCACGGATATACCAGGATTTAATGGCCGCGCTGATTGCACGCGCCGATAAAGCACTCTCGGCCAGCAATGACAGGCCTTTGATACGGTCATATTGGCCGCCGCCAGCCTTGCCATTCTTGAATAGCTGGGCTTCATCAAATACCAGTGAATCAACGCCCATATCCTCAAAATAGGGCAACTTGCTTTCATACTTGTTGATTTTCTTGATGCGGTTACTTAAATCACCGTCCTGCTTTTCGCGGTCCTGCTTGCGGTCGGTGGCAATACCTTCAGTCTGGTAAAAATGGGTTTCAATGGTCGCCTGACGCAGCGGAATCATATTGAATGCATCCACGGTCATCAGGATTTTTCGATAATGCTTCCCTTCCGGCTTGGTCAGTGCTGCAAAATCTGCTGCATTAAACTTGGAGTCTACGGCGTCCTGTTTACCCTGATTACTGCCAATCACCAGCACATCGTCTACGTAGTCATAAGCCATTTTGACATCGTTAAACCACTTACTGATGGTATGGTTGGGAACCACTACAAACGTACGGGTTTTAATGCCAATATTATGCATATTCTGCATGGCAGCCAGCGCGGTTAGGGTTTTACCCAGCCCCACGTCAAAACCACACATACCCGCAAAATGGCGTGACAGCCGGCGAATTTCCTCATTCTGGTAGCCGTTTAATGCTATAAAACCTTCTCTTTTGGGATTAAAGCCATCAATCGTTAATGGTGAATCATCCAGTTGCACCGGAAAAACCTTGTTTTCAGGGGCATTAAATTGCTGATCCAACTGGGCCATGAACTCATCATTGGATTTCAACCAGGCATCAAAACTGACATTCAAGGTATTGTAATAATCGGTCAGGATTTTAAGCAGCTTGGCTTTGGTATCCTTGTTGATGTTGTCCTCAGTTTTCACATAAAGACGCTGGTTGTTGTTGATGGAGTTAAAAATCCGGTTGAGCATAAAGTAGCGCAGCGCCTTATTGCCCTCATCCATCTTGCCGGTTTCCAGTGCCTTACTGCCGCTTAAACGGTATTTGACCAGATCAATAACAGAATCCGGTTTTTCATCCAAAACTAGCCGATGGTCTGCATCAATCAGTACCTTGTCATCAATAAATTCTGAAAAGTAGCGATACTTGATTTCAATCGGTATGGTGCTGGCCATTAGGTCATAGTTGAGCTTACAAACATCGATTGCCTGAATCATGGCATCAGCGGCCAGTTTCTGCCGAATCAGTTTTTCCTTAATGACAGGATCCGTTGCTGCGTCAATCTGGCTGTTAATCCGGGTTAAAAACTGCTGATAGTTGCCAACATAATAGTCGCGCTTTAACGTGACTTTGCTGCCATCCTGATTGATACAGTAATTGTCATCAGTCATTGGGTCAAAATCAGGATTGCTTTGCTGAATGACAGCTACATCGACTTGCCAGTTTTCTGCAATACCTCGGTACACCGCATTTTCATAAGCAGCTTGGGTATGCAGTGGCTGTACGGCTGCCAGTTGACTGGTATCACCGCGCCAGAATCGTGAAATACCATCAGGCATGTTGCTATCAAAGGCAATGCTGATGGTGTGCAGATAGCGTTTATAATCCTGATTTTTGGGTTTGTAGCGTTTTTTAAGGTAGGCATCTGCATAACCGACCATTTGCGCGGTTAGTGCCGAATAGCGCTCTGCATAGGGAAATGTGCCATTATCAGTTTTTAGGGCATCCAGTACTGACAACACACATAACCAGAAGCCAAATGTAGCGGCGTTCTTTTCGACCTCTTGTGTAAAGATAGATAGCCATTCTGGCGGACGCTTGGCATTGGCCGCGCAATAAGCAACATATTCAACCAGCTTTGGATAATCCCCTTTGCCAGACAATAAAGCGTATGGCGTTGCAAATAAGGATTCATCCACGTTAAAGCGTTCAATCACCTGTTGCCACTCGCCGTTTTTCATCTGGAATGTGGCGCCATCGATACGGCGAATATCACCGTCATTAAAAGTAATTTCGGTCAATTCGGGGGTAACTTCCAGCAAGTTATAGTCAATACGTGATTCAGGAAAACGCTTCACCAGTTTTAGGATATTGGCCAATGAATCATCATTAACTACCCGTTCCACTTCACCAAAACGGCCTTTGCCCTTGACGGTTTCACCCAGCACGTAAGACTTGCCATAGGTTTTAAAGTAATGCCCGGCCACAATATCGGTATCTAGCACCCGTGCGGCTTGCAGGGTTTGCAGTCCACCGTTTTCATACAGGTTGGTGATTTTCTCGCTGACATCCTGGTTAAATTTTTTAAGAATAATGATATCGGTCGTGACATCTGCTCCAGTGGCGTCAAACACTTTATTGGGCAGGCGGTAAGCGCCGACTAGATCGGCACGCAATAAAATCAGCTGACGAAACTTTTTAAAGCTGCTGTTGTCTAAAATTTTGGTAGGAACGATAAAGGCGGCTAAACCATTGGGACGCAATTTATCCAGCGACCGCTTAATAAAATATTCTTCCAGCGTGTCACGCTGATATTTATTGTCCAGGTTCTTGTTTTTGCCACGGTCGGCATTGGTGCCAAACGGCACATTGGTAATGACTGCATCAAAAATTTCATCATCAGTGCTGGCCGCGACCTGTTCAAACGGGGCCACTGTGGTTGCATGCTTATCACTATCATTGACCAGTTTATTGATATTGCCGGATATATCAGAGAGTTCAACACTGTGCATGAGGATATCGGCAGGGGCGCAACCAGCAAAAATACCAGTGCCTGAGCTGGGGTCTAATACGTTCCCACCAGCAAAGCCCTGTTCTTTTAATAGGTCCCACATGGCTTGTGCCACTGGCATTGGTGTGTAGTACTCGTACGCACTGCCCTTTAAGCCATCTTCGCCAATCAGGTTGCCACCCGTGCCGGTATAGCGGGATAAAATGAGTTTTTGTTCTGGTGTAAGTTGCTTTACATCGTCATTTTGGACAGCCCGCAGTAATGCAACTGCCTCATTGTTGGCACGCTGGCGGGCAGCAGGCGTTATCTTTTCGCTAAACTGATACAGCGGGATATGCTGACCATTCGCTTGCTGTAAGACCGCTATCATTGCATCAATAGCAGTCATTACAGTTAAGGGTGTAACCACAAATTGACTTAAATTAACCACCGCAGACATGCAGACCTCAACATAGGTATTTTTTTAGATTGACCTATGTTAAGGCTTGGTAATTGGTGCTTTTATGCGCTGTTCCAGTGGTTTCCATGCCCATAAATCGCATGAAATACTGGGTGTATCTGGTCATTTTCGATGGAATCAAAAGAATTGACGCCATGGCGTAAATTAAAGGTACGGGCTTCCCGCTTGTCAATGGAATACAGGGCAATAAAATGATTCAGTGCCAGCTGGTATTTCAGGCGTAAATTTGACAATTCAGCACTGCGTTTATTGTCCGCATTGGTTGTGCGGCCCCACAATCCCTTACGGCCACCCATCAAATAACGGGCGGTCTGCTCATTGGTGCGAATTTCCTCGCGCAGTTCCATTAACTGCTGCTGGTCAGTGATTTTTTTGGCCTGCAAGATGCCAATAAGCTGATTCAGAACAGTGATTGGCTCAACGTGCTGGCCAATCGAATCAAACTGCGTCCAGGTCTTACCCAGCCTGTTCCTAAAATCTTCAATGGATAGCGTTTCAATACTGCCCATCCCCTGCCAGCCCGATTCATAATTAGACAAATAAATTTGCTGGGCTTCTTCTAATGTAGACGCGCCAATAATGATCTTGTGTTCATCAAAATCTAGGCTTTCTGGATCAAGCTGGCGGATGACATACACAATGCCGGTATATTCATTCAAACCAGTTTTAACAAATACATCCAGCTCATCACCATCGGCACCCATGGTATTTTCAATGTAGCCATAGTGATGCTTCATCGTGGTTTGCCAAGCCTTTCCACTGGCGTCAACGCCTGAGCGTGTAGAACCAGCCGGATTTTCAATCGCTATATCTACACCCGCAATTGATAGCTTGCCCTTCACATAATCCCCTGAAATTTTTTGTGCTTCAGTCGGCTCTGGCAAATCATTGTAAGGTGACGTGGCGGCTTCATGGGCTTGCTTATCAATATCAGTACGCAAACAGTTATGCCGACATATCTCTTCCATGGTGAGTAAGGCATCATAACCGTCTACACTTTCATGACTGGTTAAAATATCAAAAGTCCCACTAGGTAAGTAAATCAGTGTCGCAAATCGCGTATCAGCAATGCGCATGGCCAGTCCATACCATACTTTACTGGTCTTAAACTTAATATCTGCAATAAATGCATCTATTCTCACCCTTGACTCTTTACTTTCATTTGCCCAGACATGAAAACAAACCTTATCACCAAGCTGACCGGAAGATGGCAATTTCATGGAATGCGCAAAATCAGTCTCAGGATTTTCTGACCATGGAATGATTTGCCCATTCATCCATGTATTGCTAGCATCAACCTTAGGCACCATAGCAATCTGATCATTGCCATCAACCGAATCAAAGCCAGACTTTTCTAATGATAGTTGCTGATCTTCATTAAGATATTTATTAATTTCAGCAATGATTTCAGGAATGGCCTTATTATCACAACCTACAATTTCAGTGATTAATTTTTCATCTAAATCAACGATGCTGACAAAAAATTTATCATCATCGGCATATTTAATAAGACGTACTTTGCGTTCACCACAAGGCTTGATCATGAAGCCGTTAGTACGTCTTTCACGTCCCCAGCCGTTTGCAAAGAAAATACGACGCAACGCATCCATTTGCTCCAGATATTTTGTTGGTGTCCATTCCCCAGTGCGGGCGTAGGACTTAAAAATCTGGTCAAATAACTTAGGCTCTAGAAAGCCTAAATCATCAAACATGCTTAAATTGGCTTTATCGCCATATTCTTGCTCAAGTACACCAACAGCATGCTGAATGACCTCTCGCATGCTCAGCGGCTCAGGATCACCAAACAGGCTATTGTTACTCTGGTCAATTGCCTGTTTTTCCAAAAAGCTGGCCATAGCTTTGAATAACAGACTCATCTTTTTGGCACTGCTGGCATTTTTGGATAGGAATACGGCCAGCTCTGCCACACCATCCGGTAAATCACCAAACAGGCCTTGCTGCTTAACAAACTCGGTCACGTCATGGTTGTCATTTTTTGCGGTCATCACCACGTTTGCAGCGGCAATAATCGCATCAATAACCTTTTGGTCAGTGGCACTTTCAATACCATCAACAATTTGACTGGATAAATCTTCGGTTTGTAACCGGCTAATGGCTTGGGCCTCAATAAACTTGGGCGCCGCAACACTTAATGCATTCAGCATATTTTTTAAGTCTGGCTTGGTCTGGTCTGCCACCATCTCTAAAAGACGGTCATCCTTATAAGCCTTGCTAAATACCGCTGCTTTAATGCGTAAAACTAGTGCCTGCGTTGGCTTGCCATCGGTTCCAATATACTGAGCAGCTTCGGTATCACCAATGGACTGTAAAAAAGCCTGTATAAATTTCTGGTTACTGGCCGCCAGTAAATCCCCATCTTCGCTTGGGTTAAATAGCATCGCCATATTGTCATCAATACGGCGAGCATCGGCCTTGGCGCGTTCCGTGGCACTCAAAGACAGCTTATCATCCTGGTTCGCTTCTACTGCAAATGCGGCACGGTCAATCTCAGTTTTACGGATACGCACCAGTACAGGCTGCTTAAAGGCTTCAACCTGTTCAGGCTTAAATCCAAAGTATTCTGCCTCATCAACCAGCCAAGCGCGGTATTCCTCTGCGGTACCACGTGCGTACGCTAATTGAATCGCCATGGTGCGACCGTTCCCGGATTCAACAATCAAGTCATCACCAACAATCGGCGCACCGGTGTCTGCACGGCTGGTTTTACCCAGACTATCAGGATCCAGATTGGCCGCTGTTTTTTTCACCCATGTCTGGCTGGCTTCGCGGCTACGGTCACGCGGCTGCAATTCTTGCGGAAATTTAGGATTAGTCCCGCCAGTGCTATCGTGTGATGCAATTACATTGTCAGCTTCAACCAGTGCAAAAACCGTATCAAGTTTGGTGCCTTTTGGGGTTTTTACAGTGTTTGTACGGCCTGTAACAATGCTGGTCGCTGGATTATTGACACTGAGAGCGCTATACAGTACATTTAATAAACGGACACGTCCTCCATTTTGAGTAAGCAATTTATTTTGCCCAGTCACTTGGTCTGAAGGGATGTGTCCTTTTTTTATGTCCTCTGCAATAGTAACCGCTTGCGTATAAAAGCGGGGTCTATCGTTTTTATCTTCAGTGTGCCGTCTTAAACGAACAACCATATAATATTTTTTGGCGTCAATTTCGATGGGTGCCGCGACCACAATATTTTCTAATGGTTTGCCCATATCATCCATTGTTCTACTGAGAACAACAGCTTTTTCAATAATCAAAGGCAAGGCCGGTAGCGCCTGAACATCAATTGGGTGGGGTTTATGACTCATGGCTGATTTAATGCCACTAGGCGCAATAATGATTGTTCCTAGCTGCACATTTTCAAATTCCTGCCCATGGCTATTTTTGTCCATCCACTCCCTAAACCAGTTAACAGCCGCCTTGATGTAATGACCCTTCTCATCAGGCTTAATCTGGCCGGACTGGATGGATGCAACCGGTTCACCCGTTAAAAACTCGTAGTTTTCGTGCTGCTGGTGCTTAAGCGCATCAATCATCGCATCAATCGCTGCAATGGGATTTGCAACGACGTCAATTTGATTTAAGGCGGTTTTATCCGTTTTCGACACCATTTAAGCCGCCTCACTCTGATGCACCTGTAATGGTTCAACCTGCTCTTTAAGTTTAAGAACAGCGGGAATCAGCTGTGGATGGTTCAAGTCTTTTTCGGCCTCTGCCTTGACCTGCTCCAGCAATTCTAGTGTGACTTCCCGGCCTTCCAGAATGGACTGGTACAGCGGATTATTGGCGGGTTCCTGTGCTTCTGGTTGATTCTGTCCACCCAGCAACAAACGCAATTCACGAAAGCGCTTTAACGATTTGGCCTTGTCCAGCGCGGTTAATCCATCACCAGCCAGTTTAAGGCGCAATTCTCTAAACTCTTTAAGGGCTTTGGCTTTTTCTAATGCAGTCAACATCGTTTTACCCCCTTAACCCAAACTCTTGGCGGCTTCTTGCTCAGCCTTGTTAATCGCATTGAGAGCCTGCTCATACAATGCATTGAATGCTGCATCGTCTGGGTACTTCTCGCCCAGTTCTATGATGTGATCCATATCAACAGTTGTGGCGTCCACAGTGCCTGCAATGATGTTTTGCAGAAACTCCTGATCCGGGTTAGCAGCTGGTTCAGGCTCAGGTTCAGGTGCTGCATTAAGGGCAGCTTGCAAGGCTTCAATGGAATCTAGGATTTCCAGTACATCTTCATCATCAATCGCGGTATTTAGGCGCTCAAGCGAGATACCTTTTTCAGTTGCAACAGGTTTAAGTTTCTCGGCCATCACCGTTGCAGCACTAACTGCTGCGCCTTCGGTTTCCTCATCCCCATTGTTTTTGGTTTCCTGAGCAATACCATATAAGCGCTTGAAATTATCTTCGGCCAGACCGTCTACCGTGCCTGCCTCGATATCTCTCACAAACTGAATATCTTCAGCAGGAATCGAATCATCCTCAACCACGGCCTGATTAAACTTTTCATCCAGTGTTTTTAGATAGGCCTTAGCTTCCTCAAAACCACCGTTTTGCAGTTGTTCTAGCGTAAAGGCCTGTTCTTCTGTCTGCTCGCCGCCAGTGGCAGGCATGATTGATAAACAAACCGTCAGGCCATCACCAAATGGGTCTACTGACAAATGAAACTTGGTGCCATCCACCTCTTTTTCTTTAAAGAAGTAATTTTTGGTAGTGGCTTCACCCAGATCAGCAGTTGCTGCAATATCAGCCATAAGCCCCTTAAGAACTTCGCTATTTTGCTGAGCCAGTTCCTGCTGTTGCTTGGCCTGCTCATGGGCTGCATCAATCTGTTGCTGTAAATCAGTCATTTCGTCGTCCAGCGCTTTATCGAGGGCGGTTTTATCAGTGATACGCTGTTCGGCATCCGCCAAAGCCTGCGCCTGCTCTGTTTTTTTAACCTGGTAGCGCTTAAACCGGTCACTATTCTGATTGACCAGTTTTAGAATACGGCCAGCCAGCACTGGTAAGGCAATACCTTCACCCTGGTTCGGTTGAATAGCGCCAGTAATATCACGGTTATTCATCTGGATTTTCCATGAAATGAGCGTATCAGCTGGCGCCAGTTTGGACGGTGTGCTGTCAGGGTTGTGAAAGAGAATCGTGACGCTCTGGCCGTCTGCCATATCGTAAGTCACCGCAACTTGCGCCACTTTGTTACGCTTGAATGGCTTGCTAACGGTGACATTCACCACTTGCACACCAGCCTTGCCCGCATTTTTCATAGCGGTATGCAATTGTGCGGTCAGCTTTTCAAGATATTGATACTGCACAATGAGCGCATCAAAGCCCGGCTCTTCAACGCCAAGCTGCTCAAGCAAATTTGGCAATCCGTCAAACTGGGATAACAACCCATCGTGGTCATCATGGCGTTGCATATCCAGCAGCAAATTGGCGGTTTGGCCTTTATGGGATACCAGATTGATGTCATCCCACATAGGTTTTTCAGCACAAATCACGTCCTGCATGGCCTTAAGTTGCCATGGGGCAATGGTGCTGGGTTTAGCGTGGTAGTGGCTGGTATCTAAATGGCGCATTAGGCCATTGGTATTGGTTGTCAGCACATCCATAGCCACAGAATCAAATAGGCGGCCAAACTGCATTAACGTCATATCAGCTGCCTGTTGATCATCTACCGCGCCCAGTACCGCAATCGCATCAAAATGCGCTTCATTGCCCTTACCGCCTTTTAGATTAACAACTCGCCATTGGTCATCATCGGTCGCTGTTTCAGCCACAAGCGCCGGGATACGGCGATATTGGCCAGCAATAAAACCTACTGCACAGGACCCGCTGTTAATGGAATCAAAACCTGCCACAAACCGGCTGGAATGCGGTGCATGAGTCTGGGTGAAAATATCGATATTCCGGCGCATGAAAAAAGCCCACTATTTTTAATACTGGGCTTATTGTGTCAGGCTAAAAATGATGGGTTTCTGGCAGGTTCCAGTCAATCAACCAGCATGGGAAACATCTTTAAGAAGTTAAGCTGGACTGTTGCCACGCCATTCACATTAGAGGCATCCAGAGGCACACTACCGGCTTGCAAGGCAACTAAGTGATCAACCTCAAAAACCCGTGTTGACCGGCTGTGCTTGTCATAGATAAAGATTTTCATCAGCATCAGGTAATCACCGGGTACCGCCTGAGTACCATCTTTGGGAAACACGATTTTTTTAATGGCTTTGGCACTATTTAAAATATCAGCAGCGCGGGTTTCAATGAACGGTATGGAAATTTCACCAGAACCATTGCCAGTGAGATAGTTCAACTGGTAGTGACCGACCTTGGCACTATCACTTTGTGCATCCAGTACCGATAAATCAATACTGGTGGCCAGCCACGGCAACCAAAAGTTATTAAACAGGGTCACATCTGGGCTTTTGGCGATTTTTCCGTTTTCATCAAAGGGCCGCAACTCTACCCCATAATGAATGGCCGATAGCGTACCAATGGCATACAACGACTCATAGTAGCCGATGGCCTCTTCAATCGGCATGCCAGACCAAACCCCATATTGATCAGCCATTAAATGCCGTCCTCTTCGTCGTCATTTTCTGGTTCAGGATTTAAGTTGTCATCCTGTGGATTGCCATTGGGATTTTGGCCATCCTCTAAGGCTTTTTCCCGGGCGCTGGTAATATCTTTAGCCAGATTCTGGGCTTCGTCGTAATCCATCCCCCCGTCACGCTCTAACAGTAGTGCGGTATTTTCTTCATTAAGCCCTGCGTCTTTAATCGCGGTAATGACCTGCGTCTTAATCAGCAATGTATTCATGCGGGTTTGCTTGGTCGTCTGGATTTCATTGGCTGCTGCAGTCTGATCAGAATGAAAGACCACTTGCCATGGATAATCCAGTTCATTGTCAAAATCTTCGTTATAGGCATAGCCCCAGTCAATTTTAAGCAAGTCATTAACCATTTGGCTTGAGGACTGCCGTATCATCATGGAACGGCGCATCACCTGGCTTGAATACGTCAGGGACGCGGAACCATCACCTATTCCACCGGATAACATATCAGCCCAGCCTACCATGGACGGGTCCAGACCAAGGCCCCCCATAAGCAAGCGTACGTCAATCATAAAAGTTTCAATATTAATGGCTGTACTACGCTGGCCCTTGATATCGCCAATCGGGTTTAAAATTTGCTTTTCATCCCATGTTGGCAATACGTGGTATTTCGTGGTGTAAAGTGCTTCGCCGCCATCTAATGCATTCTTAACAAACTGTTCATGCTCACGTAACATGCCTTCAAGCCCTTGCTTGTAGGCTTCACGCTGTGCCGGTGGCATACCGGCCATGTTCATGGTTAAAAACATCTGGTTGACTGCATCAGCAACCTGCTGTGTATTCATTGCCGCTAGCGCACGAATCACATTGTCAAAAATTTCTTCAATGGCAATTAAAAATGAGCCACCCACATGCGCTGGGAAAAGCGGCAAATTGTCCGGGTCGTCCTCTTCCATCATCTTGGCAACAAGCACGCCTTCAATGATTTCATGCTGGGGAACGTGCAGAATCCGCGGCATTTTCATGCGGATCATTTGTCGCGCCCCTAATTTTGAACTGGTATTCGTCCAGTTTCGGGCGTCCAACAAATGATAGACCAGCGTTTTACTACCCTGCTCAAACGGTAAAACCAGCGGTGGATAGGTGTATTCGTTACACATCATATCCACGACGCCAATGCCTTTTTTCCCATATACACGGGCATAGGAATCGCCAAAGCCGCAGGCATCAAAACACAGTTTAAGAATATGCTGATTGATCAGCCGCTCCATCGGCTTGATACGTTTTTCAAGTTTGGCAAGCTGTGCTTTTAAAACAGGGTTGTCGGCTTTTTGCAGGCGTTCAGCAGGCTTAATGAATACTTGCTGGCTGGTGTGCTCATCACCACCCAGTGCAGCGGTGCTATGGATTCCCATACTTTCAGCAATAGGGGCAAACTTAAGCATTTGCTCCCATTTGGTCATGATTTCCTTGCGGGTACGTTTCTTATTATTTTTGGTTTGATGGGTGCCTAGCGAAAATGGCGCAGCGGCGTCATACATATGCGCCATACTTTCTTGAGCTGCCCCGACGATAGGCGACGGTGCTGAAGCAGCGGAGCCTGCACCGAGCAAGATTGCTAAAACATCTGAAACTGCCATTCTTGTTGCCAAAATTCACCAATTTAAGGCTTATTTTGGCTGAATGGATTTTATGGAAATGGGCTAGGTTCCAGTAGGCATGGGTGGGTCAGTTTGTTCAGACCCACGTCTGACTCCACTATGAGGATGGGATTTAAGAGATACTTCGCCACCTATCACATCTTCTGTGGCTGTGATCTTGCCCGTTGTCGTCTGGTCGCCTGTGTGAGTAAAATCACCCTCAAGCACGAGATGGGCCTTAATTGTTACTATAGGGGCTTCAACCAGTACATTTTCACGCCCAAGAATTTCAATATTTTTCTGCCGGATCCGGCGCACATCTTCAACGGCTCCCTCACCGTGACTGCTGTAGCTCCAGACCACTGGTAAGCCTTCATCACCATTTTGAAAGAAGATATACACGTCTGCACCGACCAATATTTCGCGTTCGGTATCAAGGTCGTCATCACCAACCGGATAAGCAAATGTGGCTTCTAAACCTTCACTGGCCCCATCTGTCATACCATAAATATGAATCTGGGCTGTCCGGGCCTTCTGGTTATAGCTCAGGATTTTAGCGCGGGGAAAACCAAACATTTTGTTGTCCTAAGATTTACCGCCCGAAGGCGGCTGGATAAAGAATTAAATTAAAGACCGGGCCAGAATGCATACGTACACGCATGCAGCTCGACATCACCACCGAAATACAGTTGCACCGCATCAGTACCTGTACCCAGTGACGTTCTAAACTTCAATGTTGTTGGTTTACGAATTGCCAGTTCAGGCTGAATATCAGGAACTAACGGTGCATCCCTGATTTCAGCCCTCGCCCGGTATGATTCAAAAGGTGTCGGGTGACGACGTAGACCATCTTCATCAAGTGTGCCATTACCACCGCCATTTGTATCAATTAATGCCCAGCCGGATTCATCAAAGATTCTAAATAAATCCATACCTACATCATCAGCATGTTTTTGCACTGAATAAGTCTTTTCAATACGCTGCCAGTTACCCTCGTTCAGCTGGTATTCCATGTAATACGTTCCAGCAGGCAATGGAATAGAACGGTTAATGATGATATCTGCACCCTGCGCAGCACAGGTCGAAGGGGCAAGGCAGAATGAAACCTTACTAAATGATTCTGGAAAATTTTCCACCGGATTTTCAAGTAACCGTGTCGGGTTTAATTCATCTGGTGAAACATCAGGATAATCATTGATGGCTGATAAATTCGGAGAATCAGGGTTTGGTAAACCAATCAGCTCTATACGCACATACTCAGTCGTGTTATTGCTCCAGATCGTATGTAATTCCCCAACATACTTAATTGATACCCTGCCATCTTCCCGGATTGCCTGAATTATCTCACTCCACCAGTTTTCAATCGTCGTACCATTACCTACCTCGTAAGGTGGAACATCTAAAGGTACGCCATTAATCAGAACTGTCCAGCAACCATAAAACCCGCCCAAATGCACAAGTTCTATTGCACCCTCGCAGCCAATCATCACCTGCTTTGGCTTGGGCCTTAATACTGTTGTGATTAGGAACATATTAGGCATCCTGATTGGCGGTTAGATTAATGGCAATAACCCCACCATTAATCTGTATATTAGATGGCAGGTCATTCGGGTTTTCATCGACTGAACTGATATAGGTAGTACCCTGGTTATAAGGAACGAGTGTCAACACACGATCAATTCCTGACATATTCTTAATAGTGACAGTGCCATGCTGATAGAATATCGGGTCATAATCTGTAGCAACGGCTGAAAAGTCGTTATAAAAGAAGTTAGATAGCATCGAATCCTGAAATAAAAACTTATCACTAAAGAATGCAACATCACCCAGACTCAATATGGCAGGCAGAGCGCCACTCGCTGTTGACATCAGCACCCAGCCCTTGACGCTGTCATAAATCTTAAACCAGCCCGATAACTTCACGACTGCTGTATCTGACTCTACTTCTACTTTCTTCTTGGCAACCAGCGTCACAGTCTTTAATGCCATAGCAGCAGGTGTATCAGCCCAACCAACTTCAAGGGTACTTCCAGCTTTAACATATAAGCGCTGGCCAGCATCAAGCCAATTAAAAGGAGCAAAGTCACCATTCGGGGTAACAGTCAGCTCTATAGGTTCTTCTGTATGAATACCATCTTCAGTGTAATGGCCTGCATCCCTGATCCAGAAACCAGTACTACTGGTTAGCATGAAATTAGGGATATTTTCATCAATCGGAGAAACCTGATGCTTTTCATTCCGATCAAAGAAAATATCAGTGGGCAGTGCAATTGCATTGACCAATAAATCACTGGGTGCAGGCGGACTAGATGGCTGGTATATACCGCACAGGCTGATCCAGAACTTTTCAAACTTGGATGCAGGAACGGGCTTACTGGTTTTACCTTCCATCATGCGGTTAAATGCGTCTTCGGTGAGTTTATCAACACGCGCCTCTAGCCAGTTATTAAACCCGTCCTGCGCACCGATATTGCTTAAAAACTGCTGTATCGTTGCTTGAGCATGGGTTTGAAGATAGCTGGTGTAAGCAGCAAGGGCTTCTGTATTCTGGGCAAATGAAGCAAACAAATCAGACTGGTTTGCAGTAAGCCATGAGTTAAAGCTCGCAGACAGGTTTTGATTAACGAGAAAATCATTAAACGTCCGGCTACTGTCGGCTTGTAAAAAAGTATTGAACTGTTCCAGCAAGTCACTATCAGTCAAATAGCCTAACTGTACTTCCAGATTGTTCTGCGCCCAATTGTTGTAAGTACTGTTTAGGTTAGTTGCAGCAATAAAGCTGCTAATACTATTGTAATTTGATACCTGCTGGATTTGCTGAATACTCTGCATTGTCAGGTAGGTATTCTCAGACGTATTCTGGTTAAACCACTGCTGATACGATGATGCACCTTTGAGCTTATCGGCAGTGACTTTACAGGTCAGATAGCTGCCATTCGGTTGTTTCTGGCTAATTGGGATGAGGTCATTATCTTTGAGTGTAGTGGCTTCTGGCCGCTGGGATATGGATTGATTGGCCATTAAGTAACTCCGCTTTCAATAAGGATAGGTGATAGGTCGCCGTCAAACAGGATTAGCTCGTCTGACTGTTCTGCTCTTAAAAAACTAAATTCTTCGGGTTCAATACTTTCTAAATTAGATACTCGAAGCACCATCACACTAGACACACCTGCATCAAGGCAATCTTGCACAGCGATGTAATCAAGATTTTTAGGGTCATAACCCAGCATGCCCCTAATATTGCCTTGATGGATATTCATTGCCCGGCCTACTTCGCCACGCTTAAAACGTCCAATGATTAAAGCACTGGTAAGGATTGACCCAACATCAGTTTCAGAATGATCTTGTATTTCTTGATATTGCACCCCAACTGCTTCACCTAAAATCTTTGTGGTATTCATATCGTTCCTACAGGCTGGCCAGCCAAACCTTTGTAGCCATTGCCGATGCACCACCTAACGCAGCGGTCGCAACATGATGGGCCACAGTTAAAAACACATATTTCTTGCGATTAATCTCAACCACGTCGCCAGCACGCCAGGTCGGACTAAATGGCCTGATCATTACTCCGCGCAGCATTAAGACTTTTTCTAGGTTTTTAAGTTGGCGGGCATCAAGGCCTGCACGCTGAATCACCTGCTGCCCAAGTGTCGTATCCTCTCCCAAAACTGTAACCCCATCAGAATCAATAGACACATACGACGACTTATGCATGTTTTCCAGAGTCTGGCTTTCTATCCATTGCACTGCACTGGGGTCTAGCTTTAGCATGGGTTTCTGGTTTAACAGCATGTCAATTTTGACTGCTGCCATTTTATTGTTTCTAAAGCACATCACTGCCGCTTCTTGCTGCAAATACATGGCAAGCCGATTTGATGGCCTTGTGCCCTTTAAACAGATAAATTTCGGTAGAGGCAGATCATCACCCAGCGATGTTTTAGCGCCACAAGCACGAATCGCAGAATTAAAAGAAGTCTGGGTTTCAATCACGGGCTTGGTGCTAGCTTCAATCAAGCGTTTACAACCCGCTAATGCAGCAATACAGGGAATACCACCAATACGGCGACCTTCCTTGATGTGCTGGGATTTAACCGGGTCTACATAAATCAGTTCGTATGGTGCCAGTACATCACCCACTAGAATTTCACGGCCTTCTTTAAGCTGCTCATCCATTTCTGCGGTGGACTGTACGACCAACTCAACATGGGTCGGCATTGGCGTCAGGTCAAAGCGCTGCGTACAACTCAACAATTCAGAGGCGGAAATATTCCGGTTGCTGGCCAGTAAAGTTATCCGCATTACAGGCCGCTCAGGGTTTTGAAGCTAAAAGGCTTTTCACAAAAAGCAGCTTTTTGCAGCTTTTCACGCTCTTCCTTATAAATCTGGTCAGCTTCAGTCACTGTTAAATTAAAACCCGGCCAGCCCAGACTACTGCACGCTTCAATTAAGTGAGCCTGCATCAGGTTGCAGTGTGCCCGGATAACAGGATCAATAATGGCCCATTCAAAAGCCATTAATTCAATGTCCTTATCCAATATAAATAGACTTGTCGCTTTCTTCTGGCATTCAAGGGTTGCCCACGCTGCGTAATACTGGGTTTCAGTGAGGTACAGGCGCAGTACATCTTCATCCAGCAATGAGTAACCGCTGCCAGTCAACTCAAGCTGTAAATGCAATGCCAGACTTTCAATTGTGCCTGCCTCTGCATCTGGATAATGCGTCCCGTTATAAGGATTTAAGATCATGGCCATATCAACTCACCCTATGCGGCATGCGGGAAAACTCCCGCATGCTGTCCCTGCTTACCCAAACAAAGAACCGATTTGGCGACCAACACTGACGGCATTACGTGCAAGGCTAGTAGCAGACTGTGCCGTACGGACTACACGTTCAACTCTGTTAATCAGGTCGTCCACGCCTTCAACCTTGCGCTTACCGGGCAATACGGTGCCATTGACGCCAATGCTGGCAAAATTGCCGTAGTAGTTGTAATCAATAGGCGCGGATATGATTTGGGTCTGCGATTTGCTCTCACTATCCCATTCGCCAGGCTCAAAGCGAATTGCACAGTTTTTAAGTTCGTAGGCAGCGGTAAAGCTATCGACGCGCCCATCATAAAAATCGCACACATCCAGTATCCCGCCACTGGCCACGATATATTCAGCGAACAATTGCTCATGACAAGCTTCGGTCACAATGATTTGTAAATTGCCCGTGTACTTGGTCACAGGGCAACCTGCGGTGATAATCACATTGCCGCCAGCCATGTGAGTTTCAGCAGGATCACTATTGGTGATAATTGGACGCGGGCCACTTTTAAATAAAAAGCGTAGTTCCGGCATGTCACGCGGTACAAACATCCCCTGACATGATAGAAGTGGGGAACCCAGTTGCAGCATGGCCTGTGCATCGGCTTCCAGCTGATGAGCTAAGATTGGGTTGGACTGACGCATTGTTGTTCTCGAAATGCTTTGATGCGTCTAGTGTGCGTTATTTAAAATTTGCAAAAGGTGGGTAGTTCCAATATAAATATTTAATCTTTTTATTGAGTATGAAATATGGGTCAGGCCAAGCAACGCGGGAATTTTGAAGAACGAAAAAAACAGGCTGAAACGCTGGCTGAAAAATATGACCTTAGGCCACGCAATTTAAAAGACACGATTAAAGAACTGGGCCTGCCTGATAACACTAGCTTTAACGGCTATGTGGTTCATTTGCCTGAACCAGATGAATTTCTAGCAAAATTTGAAGAAAATAATATGATGATCAAGCGTGCTTATGCGCGTACTCCGATTTTGGCTAAGAAATTTGATGATGTTGAAGAAGCTATCAAAATCGTTAATGACCTGGATTATCACGCTCAGGTGTGCGTTTTGCTTGAAACGGATTCCCAGTTAATTATCGAAGGGGTTTACGATAACGACAAACCCCCTAAAAAATAATAAGAACGCTTAGCTTAAATCCACCACATTATAAACCTTGCCCACCATAGCAACGCCAATCGCCTTGGTTTCCGCTTCCCGGTTTAAGGCCTTGGCATTGACCTTGACCACGATATTAGCAGGCACCAAACGGCGGATAATGGGCGACAACTCCGCTATTTCTGCAATACTAACCGTAGCATCAAGACTAATCATGATGCGGCTGGTCAGGAAATAATTGGCCTGCTGTTCAGTGCTTAAAAACAAAGGATATTGGTTGATGCGTGCAACGCTGTGCCATAGCCTGATAATTTGCCATTGATTTGCCCAGACCATTTTCAGCACAAATTCTAAAAAGCCCAAGCCCCGTTCACTGGCCAGACTGGACCAGTTTGCATAAATCACTCGCATTAACGTATCAGACGTGACTGGACGGCGTAACACAACCAGTCCGTCCTGTTTGCTAAACCTTTCAATAACCGTGCGGCTACCGATATGCGGGGCGCCATAATCAACCAAATCCTGCATTTTCTGGCTGAACTGTTCGATATACACCTGGTGGAACGCCTGAACCAGTGCCGTTTCCAAACCGATGTGCGCATATTGATCATCAACCGGCCGGGTAAAGTTTAAAGTATCCATGGCGCGCTCACTGAATCGGCAGTTCGCTCAAGATTGACCGTAATACTGTCAGCCGTCAGATAGACCCACTCATGCGGCTTGTTGGTGCCAGCCTGCACATTGATTGAAAAATCACTGATACGGTCCTGAAACGCGACAATGTTATTGCGCAACAGCGTGGCCATTTCCTGACTGTTAAAGCCATTCACCAGCCAGCGACTTGCAACAATGGTGGTACGGCCATAACGGTCAACCAATAGGTTTTTAATCTGTGCCTTAACGGTGTCCAGATCATGCACTGCAGCTAGCCGCCCGGTAATAGTCACCTGACACGGTTTTTCTGCTACTACCCGAATATTCATCCGATCCTGATACAAACTATCAGCACGCCCAATGAGCTGCTTTATTTCCTGCTGAATGCTGGCCTGCTCCGCTGGATTTTTAGCAACAACGGCAAGGTTCAAATGATTGATGTCATGCCATGTGACGCCGTAATGCCGTTCCTGCACATTTTCATTCCAGACTGAAATAAAATGCGTGCGGTTCATGAATTTCTGACGTACCAGATAATCAAAGTTTTCTAAAAATACGGCATTTTCATCATAAAGCGCCGGATAACTGGCCAGTAGGCGAAGCTGGGCCACATTGAGTGGGTCTGCACCCTGTTTAACAAGTCCACCCGATTTAAAGCGAACGGAAACGCGCTGTTCATCACTGCTGAGCACATCAAGCAATGAGGCATCACGCAAGCGCGATACGTCAACTTCCCCATAGGTTTCAAGCAAGGCAATAATAAATACTTGGTTGGCCTGTGCCGTGCGCCCTGCCCGCTCATCATCACCAAACTCAACAAACAGGCGCCGTAAACTATCAGTTGTAACATTGACCGCATAATCCAGCGCTGCGGCATTCATCCAGCGAATTTTTAACGGGTATGGGTTGGCTGGTGTAGCGGTATCACGCACACTGATATTGGCTAGTGACAGATCATCCTTTAAATCCACCTTAAAACGGTGAAAAGGCTCTGTGGTCGGCACCGTGTATGAAATTTCACGGTACTCGCTTTGTTCAACTACGACCTGACCTGTAGCACCAGCTGGCACCGTCACGGATTGCAATAAACGCCATGGTCGCCCGCCGCTATTATCCTCTATCATCCGCCCTTGGCTTAACGTGATACTTGCCGTTGAGCGGTTAATGACTTCCAGAATATGCTGGCAAGCCGTGGCAATAGGCAATATTCCCTTATTCGTGGCATCGGCAATAATTGAGCGGTCACGGGTTTTATTGAACGGCTCAAGCGTTGCAATATCAATTTCCTGTGCCATTAGGCTAAAAAATGCCGCCTGTGAGCGGATTTGCTGAATGACCAGTGGATCCTGTGCGGTATATCGCTCAAGAATCTCTGGGTCAGTAATGGTTGCAACCAATGCGGCTTCAAAATCAGACTGCGTTAACATCAAAAGTTTCCCCGCGAAGTTGTGCCCGCACTTCAGCTGCTTTATTCAGGTTGATATTCACATTCCCCACACGCAAATAAATAATGCGGGTTTCATGGCCTTGTGTGTCGCTATACAGCGAAAGCTGGTCCGGGCTAAGCTTGGTTAAAATAGGAATATCGGTTTTCATCTTGGCAATAAATGCATTGCCAACCGGCGCACTTAACCGGTTTAAGATCAGATCATTGAGCGGAGCGCCATAGCTGGACCCGATGTAAGCATTGGGCGGCGTACTCAGCCAATGCTCAATCATGGCAATGATGTGCTGGGTAACAATCATTAGGTCAGTCCACGGCTTTTGGCATGGATCAGGATGAGCTTGCAGTACTGCGCAACCCCAATTTGCCAGGTAGTGACGCCAGCAAATAGCACCAGCAACAGGTAACAGCCCGTACCGGCAGCCTTCCAGTACAGCAGGCACTCATACAGTAGCGAGCACATAAATCCCAACCAGACCAGCACCAGGGCCATAATGATGAGAAAAGGGATACGTGCCAGAATCACCAAATTTGAATAGGACACATCATTTTTAAGTTTTAAAATGGTGTCCCGGTTCTTGTTGTTCCAGCCATAGCTAAAACCTGCATAACACAGGGAAAGTACAATCAAAAAAATATCAATAAATATTGAATTTTCCATGATGGCTCCCTTACTGGGTCACTGCTGCAATTTGCGCGCGGGCCTGTTCCAGTTTTTCTTTTAACTGGTCACGCTGGGCAGTTTTTTCAGTGATACGCTGATCAAGCTGGGCTTCCTGTTCTTGCACTTCCTTGATTTTTGCCGTAACGCTTTGGCTGGGTGCACGCGGAATTTTAACTTTTTGACGTGCATTTTCTGCCTGTTTCGCCTTTTGGCCATCACGTACCAGCTTGGCCACACCAGTCACAGCAGCGTCAAAGGTTTGTTTCCAGTCGTTACTGAAATCACCGGACAGGACGATGACCTTGCCATTGAGTTCAGCCTTAAATACATCGGCAGTCGCACGTACATAAAGGGTCAATGACTGACCACCAGCAAATGCAAAGGTAACAGGTGCCGCGCTTACCCCACTCACCCGTTTGACTTTCCCTACCTCTACGGTACCCGCCGGGATTTGTTGCCCGGTTGCGGTTTCCAGTGCGGCACGGATTTTTTCAATATATGCATCTTTATTGGTTAATGTCGCAAGGTTTAAACCAGCCATGTCACAATACTCTAAGTTTACTTATGGCTATTTTGCTTGTTTAGAAAATACCCTGACCTGCATGGTTCCAAATGACAATAAAGGACTTTATTATTCAAAACACATACCCTAGGGATTTTCCAAAGTGAAAAATATTATTCAGGAACCCATGACTCAGGAAAAAGCGACAGCAATTTTAGAAAAGGGTAAAAACCTGTTTTTGGATGAAAAGCATCTGGACTGGAAAGTAATGACATATATTAGAAATTATGTTGAATTTTTGGAAATGGACTATGAAGGCTTAAAGCGTGAAGCACACGACTTTCATCAGAAAAATTTGATAGGCTCAGATTATTTGCAGGATTACTTGAGTGAACTGGATACCGCTTACAATCAGGCTAAGTTATATTTAGAAATTTAGTAATTGGAGATCATGATGACTGATATGCAAAAGGAATACAGCAAGGCCCATGGTAAAAGAATAAAGGCTTGGGCAAATTATGATAAGTCGCTATCCAGTGGTGACAAGGCAACCATTGAAAAAGCTAAAACCGCTTATGACAAAGCGAATCAGCACTACCACGATGTATTGACCAAATGCTATGCAGATAAATAAATCTAGTAATTAAAAAAGGCCGCCTAAGCAGCCTTTTAACGCAATCATTCGCTGTAGTTTAATACAAACCCATCTTGCGACCTTTCTTAAACGATTTCACACGCTGGCGAATGGAATTAGCCGTGTGTGCTTTCAGGCGGGCTTTTTTAATCGCCTGTTTCTGGTCAGCAGATTGACGGATTTTCTGCCCAGGCAGTCGCTTGTTCACAATGGTTTTGATGCCTTTACGAATGGCCAGTACCCCTTTATAAGCAACCTTACGGCCACCCACTTTTTTATGCGAGAACGCCCCGACTTTGGCTTTAGTCTGTGCCTTAGTCAAGCGCTTACCACTGATAGAGTCAAACCCCTCCTCAATGTCATCTGGCTCACCGAAGATGAATTCACGGGCAAATTCATCCAGTGGTTCACCTTCATCGGGCATATTCGCGATAATGGTTGCAGCAGCAGCTTCAATCGCAGCATCGGCAGCAGTGACATTATCACCGAACATTTCATTGATGACAGAATCATCCACGTCGAAAGACGACAATGCATCTTGAATGGACCCGGCCAATGCGCCTTCAATGTCGCTATCGTCGTCGTCCAGTCCATCCAGTGCCTCGATCATCAGGCCGTCCAGCAGGTCAGTGGGCAGCTCGCCTTCTTCTAGTTTGCCTTCAATAATCGTATCAGCCATATGCGACACGATATGCAGCGCCTGTTCACGCACATGCTCAATAAATGATTGCTGCTCACGTTGTTCACTGGCAGTCAGGGTTGCAGCCTGGCTAATCGCCACGGCTACAGAATCAAAGCCAGGCACAATCAGCGCTGGCACCGGGGTTTTACGTTTATGTCCAAAAATCATTATTTCTTACTCCAACTACTTACTAAGAATGTCTTTATCAAAAATTGCAGCACGGGTCATACCGTCTATACCACGCGCCATATACAGCCGAACACGTTCAAACGGATAGTCAGCATCGGGCGTTAAACTAAATACATACGGCGCACCGCCCAAATCTGCGGCAGGCTGCAACAGGCCAACCGTAGGTGCCGCACATTTTTTCAAAAAGGCTTCAATTTCGCGGCTAGCATCAGTTAAGTAGCTGCTCATGCGTCTAAGCATGTGACGATTTAGAATGTCGGTTGCTATATTGCTGGTATAGCAGGCAATTTCTGTGGCATTGACCAGGCGCAGCGCACTGTTCTTGCTTTGACGCTGGGTTAAGCCATCACTGAGAACAAAGCGCACACCCCCGCCAAAACTCATGCGGCGTACAGTATTCACTTTAGCTTTAGCCAGCATTTCCAGTGTTTGCTCGTTAAATACCACGTCAGGCCGCATTTCTAGGCCTTTCATGGTGAATGGAAAATCGTAACCGGCTACCGGGTCGCCAATTTTGGGGATACCCTCTGCTGTTGTACGTGCATTGCGAAGTAACTTCATACCAAGGTATGCGCCAATGGCGTAGGCTGGTACTTTGCGGCCCCGTAGGGATACGGCATCACGCGGACGGCAGATATTAGGCGACCAAATTAGTTGTACGCGCTGATCCTGTGCATCCAGATTAAGCGCCAAGTCAGCAGCCTGCTCTGGTGTAATGGTTGGGTCAATCTCACAGTCCATGGGAATGTTGAGCTTGTCAGCTGCACGATAAACCGTGTTGTAAAGCTCCAGATCATCCAGGGTCGGCAGCACCAGATAGGCTGGTCGAACACCTTCAGCCGTTAAAATGTCATAGACCTGATCGGCATCAAATGGTGGTGGCTGATCACTTGGAAGCGGCAATGCAAAACTGTTACGGTTTAAGCCATTGTATGCATTAAAAGCCACGCAATTTTTAACCGCAGTAATCAGGCCAGAACCAAGAATTAGACTAAATTCTCCAAAGATTTCCGCAGCATCAGCGACTGCCTGAATGGATGACAAATCATCCTCATCATTGCTTAATGTGCCCTGAATCTTAAAAATTTGATCGTCTGTAGTTGAGTCAAACCAGGTTAAACGTACGGTGATATCATCACCTGATAGCGGATTAGCCACTTTCGCAAAAAAAGCGATATCAAGGGATGCATCATCACCCAGATAGCTTTTTGTCGTTGCACTAATGACCAGCGCTGGGCTAACTGTAGCGCCTAGTGATAAAACGCCTGCACCTGAAAGTCTAATTTGCGTCATGATTTTTTATTCCTCAGGTTGAATTGAATCAGCTACACGTAACACCTGCACACTGGGCACACCAGCATCTAAACAGGCCTGCACAGCGATGTAATAAGGATTGGTAGGTTCATGCCCCAGCTGACCACGAATATTGTTTGGGGTAATCACCATGGGACGTCCAACTTCACCCCGTTTAAACCGGCCAATCACAATGGCTTGCGTTAAACCGGCCACTGTATTGGTTTCGGTATTGTCAGTAACACCCTGCCACTGCACACCGACCGCTTCACCTAAAATCTTTGTTGTGTTCATTGCCTTGCCTTATGGCCTACTGCTTATGGTTATTGTGTCAGCATGGTTTTGGGTAAAATGAGGTAGGTTCCAGTTGTTCAGGCATGAAAAAAGCAGCCTTTTGGCTGCTTTTTAGATTCTTTCTGGATTCTTGGTTTAACTTAATTCCATGCCTTCCAAAGCAAGCGGTACACGGATTTGTGTCAAATCAACCTGACTATATTCTGGATGCAAAATCGCAATGACATGGCAGTATAAAGGCTGATTCTGGATTCCTGGCTGTGCGTCACTGTAATCATCCGTAATGCCACCATCAGGAGTGTAAATTGACCAGTTCACGGCATCATTAACCACTTGTGCCGTTACACGAAGATCAGTGCCTGTTTTTGTAAAGAGATTAAGTGCACCAGCTTTTGAAATTGAAACGCCTGTATTGGCACCGTTAGCCGGGGTTTGGTCTACGGCAAAGCCACCATTACCGGCCATGCGGTTACTATAGGCATCACGCGCGTTACTATTTGGTGAAATGATCAGAAGGACTTCTGAAAATACATTAACGCCACCGATATCATAATTGGGCTGACCAAAGGTGTAGTATTTATTGAGTGCAGCTGGTGTGGTGATTGCAAAGGCTGGCAGACCATTGAAATAATCAAATGCTATCGTTCCACCCGTATATTGTATGTTTTCACCGCCAAACTGAGCATTGACAAAGGTAAATGGATCGTCATTGCTTTCTTCTTCTACCGGCACACTGGTTACGCCAATAACTGCAAAGCCTTCCAAGGCATTAATTTGCTCAAGATTTGAAATGATCTGGTCGAATGCCATATCACCTTTAACCCGCACAAGCACTGTTTGGCCGGGCGGCAGCTGAGTATTGGTTAATAGTTCCGTTTTTACGATTGATGCATTGTTTGTCATGCTGACATCTCGCTCTGTAGGCTCATCACCAACAATGGTGAGGATTGGGTTTGTTCCGTCAAAGTATTTATCAGGTACTGCTGGCATCTTCTTTAATCTCCAAATTACGGCCTAAGGCTTGAAACTGCTTTAAATTGCTTAAGGCACGCTGTTTAAAGCTGGCATTGATACATTCAATGGTTTTGGTTTCAACAGGTGCAATGGTGGTACGGGTGACAGGCTCAAATACACGCTGGTCACTGTTATTCGTCACCTCAAAGGCATGTACTGGCTTTACAGGTGCTACTGCAACTGGTTCAGTTACTGGCGCAGGTGCCGGGCTTGCTTGCTCTTTATCAGCGGCTGATGCGTCGTCGCCTTTGTTATCAGCTGGCTGTATTTCAGCATCTGTTAATGGATCATCAGCTGGTGCTTTGTCCTGTTGGCCATTGTCAGCGCCTTCTGACTGGTTCTGTATTGCCGCTGGCTGCTCAGGATTGGCATTGGGCTGTGCTGGCGTTTGATTTACCTTATCCTGCTCAGTATCAGGGGTTGATGGTGCTGACTGTTGTTCAGCTGTTGACGCAGCTGTTTTGGTGCGGGGCTGCCGCTTAGTTTTTGGTTCAGTTGTCATGATACCCTCATTGACTTTATGAATATTGAATGGGAAAAAAGGCGCGATCAACGCGCCTTTTTAACTGCCCTTACTTGGCTGGTGGGTCAAATGGAATGGCTGGTGCATTAACCACTTGTAGCACCGCACACTGGTCAGCGTAGCGTTCCAGCGGGTTCAATTCCGCAGCCATTTTGCCGTGAATATCCATCACCAACTCACGGGTATCGGCAAACGCTTCACGTACCACAGGCGGGTTAGGGATATGACCAACCAATGGGTTGCGCACTGGCTCATTCCCTTTACCAATCAGCAGCATTTCAAAGGTCTTATTGTCGTCAGACTCTTCAATAACACCCTGCGCATTAGGCGTGTGATAAACATCGGTGCCATCAGCCAGCGTACCGATACGCACAATTTCGCCATACGTTGAGCTGACACCAGTCGGTGTGAACTTATCAGCAGACAGCGTAGTGAAGAAGATTTCACCGTTGTCGCCCACGTACAGGTCAAAGCTGGTAGTTGCGCCACCTGAAGCACGGCGGATACGACGCTTACCTTTCTTAATGACTTTGAGCACTTCGGCAAACAAATCACCGGTGGTATTGGCAACGGCAGACAAATTACCAGTTACACCACGCGACATATCAAAGTAGCCACGACCATTTAAAACAGCGCGTTCTTTCACTTCTTTGAGCAATCGAATGGTTTGTTCCAAAAAGAACTTACCTTGCATAATTGATAATGCAGCACCCACAAAGCCCAGGTTTAATTCATTGGCCAGCTGGCTTTGTGTGCTGTATGACGCATTAACACGCATGGCAAATGGCGCAGCCACCAGTGAGTCATATTCCGCTTCAACGCTCACACCAACCGGATTGAGCTTGAATTTCTTGTTAGCGTCACGGGCTTCAAAATTGGCAACCAAGGCCACTTCGATAGAAGCACCAGCAGGCAGTGCCCCATCAAGTGTCACACTAATAGAGCTGGTATCCAGATTGATAGTGCTGCCAGTGAGTTTGTAAACTGTGTTACCAACTTTTACGCCCTTCTGGTTTGGAATCAGGCTAATCTGGCCTTTATCAACAGACAGCAGGCGGTCATCACGGGTATGACCTACTTCCATGCCATTGATTTTTACAGATACCAGACCTGACCAGAATGGCAGCAACGGCGTAGCGGTGTCTGGAGTTTTGGCTTTAAAGTCGTCATAGCAGGTATGGGCAACTACGCTGTAAGTATTACCAGCGCCTTTAGCCATTGCAAAGCGGAAGCGGCCTTCAGCATAGGGTTTTGCGGCATTTTCGCCGTCCAGATATTCACCTGCACCCATTGCACCAAACGCCGTATCAGTAATAAAGCGCATGGCCACCAATGGCACTTTAACTGACTGATTATTGTTGGGAATCAGCGCAAAAATAGGCAATGCATAGGCAATGACGTTTGCAATGGTCGCTACGGTCAATGCTGGCACGATACTGGCCTGCTCATATTGCAGGTTACTGATACTATCGAAACCAGCAATCGCTTTGCTTAAGTTTTCAGGGTTAATTGTGCTTGCTTGCAGGCCTGCACCTAACGCACTGGCAATGACTGACGGATGAGGCAATTGGCCGCCATTACGCGCTTGATATTGTTCAACACCCCAGCGCACTGCATTATCAATATTAGCCTGACCTTCTTCACCAATCGAATCAAACAGGCTTTTTACCAGGTCTGGACGTGATTCAGGGGCAATGGCAATACTGTCAAACTGAGCAATTTCAGTTGCATTAAAGCCACCATAGTAATAATTCGCGCACTGAGCAATTTGATCCTGCTGCTCTTTATACGCCTTTTCGATTTCTGCACTTAAAACGGTCATTTTACATTCACCTTTTGCCGATGTTGGCTTTAACTCAATGAATGCAGAATGACATAGCCAAAAAACGCTAAATGAGGCTGGTTCCAATTGCATCAGGCATAAAAAAGGCGCTGTTATGCGCCTTTTGTTCACCTGGTTTAATTAGCCACTCACACCGCTGGACACATAAATTTCCACGTTATTCCCTGCAGTGACCACATAACGAATATTATCCCAGGTATGTTGACGGTATGGCACATCATCAGGAACCCCAGCTGTAACCGTGACAATCGGTTCCCAGTGTGCATCATTGTCGATATCGGCATCCGGTTTATTACTGCCGGAAAACTCAACCACTGCCCCGGCGCCAATCACCTGGTAATTAAAAATAGCAGACGTGCATTCAGTTGCGACTGCTTTATCGCCTATATTTTTACCGGTTGTATTAAAAATTAAAAAAGCCATTACTGTTCTACCTGTATTAAGTATGGTTATTATGCAGTTACAGCAGACATGCTCAGGCAGCAGGTTCCAGCGATCAGAATAAGTAATGAGTCGAATAAATGGATTATTCAGCTCATCTGGTGAGTTGATTATAGCGGCTGATAGTCTTGGCCATAGTAAAAACTGGCACGGCCAAATACCCGGACACTGGCATAAAAACAGCATGAGAGGCTGTAGCCATTGGCTTTTTTATGCCAGGGTAATTGGCGGCAATCAATGAGCATGGCCTCAAAGAATTTACGGTCATACTCTGCCCGTTCTTCTTCGGTGCACCCAATGTAGTAGCCAAAGTCATGGTGTTGCCAGCTGGCAGAATTAAAAAACCAGTCTGACAGCATAGTCATGGCTTTGCGTATCGGTGCGGGTGCCCATGATGGCCCGACACCATTGCAGATTTTGGCAAGCTGTTCCGGTGTTGCATCTTTATAGCTAGGTCTTAAAGTGTGCTTGCTGCTATCCATGCTTCCCTCAAATCATCTTCGTTTAAGGTAAAAGGTGGAGCATTATCCCCATAAACATCTGTATACAGAATTTCAAACATTGGGGATAAACGTCGCCATTCAAATAAAGATTTGTCCCAAAAATAAACTGTTCCCCCTTCATATTGGGAATAAGCAGACTTAAACATCTCTCTACCTTCATCTGTAGTAGCCAAAGCAATGATGTCCAAGGCGGCTTTAATGAGGGGGACAAGCCCAACCCCAGCAACCATTAGTTTAAATTGACGTGGTTCTAAGTCAGGCATTGGCATTTCAAAGTTATCAATGATGGCCTGCACTGCGACTTCGTCATAAATAAGAGTATCAATTCCACTTGGGTCTATCTTGTAACCTGCGTCAGCAATTTTGGTTAGCAACTCATCACAAAACTTATTTTGAAAATCCATGTATTACTCCTAGGGATTAGCTGCAAAACCCAAGCATTGCTCAGGGAATACATAGCCGTAATTATTGGTAGCGCTAGTACTACCTACTAAGGTTGCAACGCCACTAGACATTACGTATTTAATATAAGGTGCGGCTGATGTTGAAAAGTTGCCAAAATTATCACTATAAACTAAACAGGATAAAGGATAAGTCCCATTAAGATTCTCTAGTCCTTTAAGTTTATAGGCTGTAGGAATAGTCAGAAATGGGTTTGTGTTACCGTTACCACTCGTGTTTCTTAAAGCACCCCGAATATAGATTCGTCCTGAAGTATCTTTCCCTAATTGTAAAGGCCATGTGTTATCTGTTTTGAAACCAGAAGTCCAACCCGTCATTACAGCAATAGTTTCCCAAGTAATATTGGAACTGCCACCACTGGCAGGTGTTTTCCAAGTCAAATCATTTGCTAAAAACTGTCCTGCCGCACCATTGGTAGGCAGTTTGTCTTGCTTAAGCGCAATAGCTTGTTGCAGGCTTTTTGAGATTTCCCCAGCCCTGGTAAACCCTGCCTGAACTAACTGGATAAGGTTCATGATTAGGCACCACTGGCAAATGCCGTATTAATCGTGGCCACAAAATCTACGCCAGTGATATCACCTATATCCGCAGCTGATGCAGCACCAATATTTGTACGAGCCTGCGCTTGCTGGGCGGCTGTAAAACTCTGTGCAGCCATTGCACTAACCAGTCCTGCATCGGCCTGTGCTACTGCTAAAATGGCATCCTGTAATTCTTTTAAGGTATCACTTTCAGGATTTGCCCCATTGATAATATCGGCTTTGGTTTGATTCAATAACGCCAGAATCTTATCACTGGAATAAGTCTTACTACTGGACGAAGCATTATCATCAATTTGCGATAAACCTGTTAGTCCAGCATGGACCTCATTAATCGCAGCAACCAAGTTTGCCTTAGTGCTGGTGTTCAGGTTTACGGGGTCGCCCATCTTGCCTTTTAAATCATCCCGTACACCTTTAAGTAACTGAACAAGGCGTACCATCCCTGCTGCGGTTAGTTCCGGTAAAGTAGCCATTTATTAAATCTCCATGGTGGCATTAATCAGGCCAACAAAATCCGTTGAATCATTGAGCGCGTTATTTAAAACTGTCAGCTCGTCACGCTGCTCATCAATCTCAGTATGAATTGCATCAAGGGCAGCTTTTAAATCCGGTTGATCTGTCAGAATGCCTTTAATCTTGCCCCAGCGTGGTGGTGGCGTCAGGTTGATCGTTGCTTTAACTGTCATTCATCCACTACCTTAAAAAACATGACCTGCTCACCCAGAACCACATCACTCTGTTTTAAGACAATATCAAGCTGAACATTGCCCAGCGGCCAATCCTGCGTTGTTGTCAGGCTCTCTAATAGCACCTCGCCCTTGCTGTTTACCTGGTCGCTATCTGGTGTGGCCTGCAACGTCGCAATAAGCTGTTTATTGGCCGTGCTTACTGTTGCAGTGATCAGCATGTCAGAAGTAATAGCGATAGGCTCATTGTCCGCTTCATTATTAAACTGCACGGACAGCGCCAATATTTCGCCACGTTCCAGTTGAATCAACTCGCCACAGCTGATAACAGCACGCTCTACTACTTCACCATTGACCGGCGGCATGCCCAGTTCATCACGGCGGTTTAGCACGTACTTTGTGCCAAAATCAGCCATTAACGTCTGGCCTGTCATACCGACAATCTCAAACCAGACCATAAACCCGGCATAAATCATCAAGCCCAGCAAATCACCTTCATTCAAAGTTAGTGACGTGGGTATTTGCTTGATTTGCTCACTCTTGCTTGGCAAATTTTCGTCATACAGTTCAATTTGCGCAAAAATAGTTAAGTCCGATGGATTGACCATGCTTTTGTTTTTATGGATGGCCCCACCGTTAAACCGGTCTGCCAGCACATAGGCAAAGCCCAAATGATCGTAGGCATAGTTCGGCTCATCAGACACCGATACAGCATTGGCTTCAAATGACAGTGGATCCGCTGGCACATCCTGATTGGCCGTGTTGTTGTAAACCACGCGCTTACGCCAGACCTGTGCCGGAATACCAGAAACCGCGGTCATCACCACACGGCGCGCGGCCATGCGACGGCCATTGGCAACCCGGTTGACTGCTGAATTAAGCATTATTGGGTCCCTCGTTTAAAAATTTCATATTGCTGCTGGCTAATGACGCCATCAGATAACAATTGATCTAAACGCCGGGCAGCACTTTGCATGACCTGGCGTTCAGCCATGGTGTTAAATTCCTTGGTTAATGCACGTAATTCCTTGAGCTGTTTGGCATACATTTGCTTGGCCACTTTCTCAGCACGGCGCATCATTTCGCGCTCGGCATGCTGCAAATTGGCCTTGATGGGCTTGGCGCCATTGGCCTGCTGTTCCAGTATTTCCTTGGTTTGTTTTGTCGTTGGCTTGGTACGGGCACCCAGCTGCTTTGTCCGGTCTGCCTCTACCTGTTTTTTAAGATACTGGATGCCAAAAGGTGAGATAATCCATTGCATCACGCGCAGGACGTGCTTGCAGGCCACACCCGACAAATGCGGGTTACGGACTTTGGGAAAGCCGCCCTCTTGCCGACCTAGGCCATAACCGCCAATAGTTGCCATATAGCGATACCAGAAGGTATGCCGACCACAATCACATTCAAACTTTAAATTCCCATACGCCAATCGGTTTTTAACGGTACTCACCGCTTCTTTATGAATGTTAAAAACCACAGATTTGAAGTTAGAAAACTCCACTTCCACATGGTGATTAACGACTTTACTGTGTGGCCCGGCATTGGTGACAAAATGAATTAAACCTGACTCGCGGCTAACAGGGACAACCGTGTGAATTTCTTCATTAGCCCGGTCTATATCTTCCTGACGACTCAGATTGATAACACTTTGCGGGGTAATCCCTTTGCTGTACTGGTCTTTCAGCAGCAGGATATTTTCCTGAAATGCCAAGATGTCATCACGGGTAATGCGGCGCGGCGCCTCGCCCTTGCCTTGCCCTAAAGTGGTGTATAAGACCCGCTCTACATCGTAATTTTCGCCCTGTGCAATATCTGCCGGACGCAAAAACATGGGCTTTGGAATCTTGCGACCACTGTCGTCATATTCGACTTCTTTTTCTGCCTGTGCCCGCTGGCGCGTATCAGCACCCCGGCGTGAGCGTACATCACGGCGTGCACCACGTTTGATGGACTCTAAAAGCTGCTTTTGCGCGCGCCTGATGTCATCTGGACTAGCCACTGTTATTCCTCCAGATATTCACGGCGCAGTGCCATTAATTCAGCAGGTTGCAGTAAGGCGATTCGCTGTTGTGGTAGTACTTCCCATACACCCGACACACCACAAGCCACATTAACCACATTGGTATGCTCTTCCGTGCCATATACCCGATAACTGAGCAATCCGGGCTGGATAGACTCATCGGGCTGCACATCCCAGACAATGAGCTTACTGGCATCCCCCTGCCGCTTAAGCTGCTCAATGCGGTTGCGTACGGCATTTAAATAATCATTGATCATTGCACGCACCGTACCGCAAATTTTTCAACGGTTAAAATGGAACGCGCCGGGCTACCACCATCCGAATTAACAGATACCGCAACTCTTAAGGCAAGTCTTAAATCATTCGGTGTAAAACCGTTTGGCTTAAATAATGAATAAAGGTCATATCCATTGTCGAAGCGGTATGTCGTGTGGCCAACATTAGAGTTATTTGGCCAGCCGCCTGCGACTTGAGCCAGATTTAAAGGTACTTCAGCAAGAAGATTGTTGTGTTCATCATAGAAACTTAATGCAACACTTAATCCCGACCAGCTGGTATCACCTTGTTCTGCAAAGCACCCAAACTGAATGAACCCACTGAGCTTGAGCATAAAGCCGGTTTTATTATTGTTATTGCCAAATGTGATACCCCCAACATTGTAGTTGGGTGAAGGGTTAACCACATTGATATAGGGGTTATTTAAACAGCTTCCGAGAGAGAGTTCATAGCCAATCACATTATGGTTAAAAGTACCTGATGCTGAACCTTCACTTGTCAGATACGGCTCAGTATTGTTCAGATATTTTGCGATAAAAACACTTTGCTGCCGAATTGCTTCCCAAACTGCCGCTGCACGCTCATTGATTTCATTTTGAATTGCAGTCGCGCGAATTTGTCGTTCTTGCTCAAGTGCATTTTCCGTCGATACTGATAATGCATAAATATCATCTTCTAATGCATTATCCGCATTGCCACGCGCCTGGGCTTCAGCTGCATCAGCATTAGCACGCGCTTGTGCCTCTGCTGCGATCAATGCGGTAAGGTTGTTATGCTCAAATGCGTTTTGAGCAACATGATTATCAAAATCCAGCTTTTTGGCATACTGGGGATGAGGGTTTTGATGGGCCAGATGCTGATTCATCAGAGCAATAGCAACAGGGGTATTCGGGTCAATCATGATCTGGATGTTGCTAAAATCCACATCTACAAATGTCAGGCCGATGGTGACGATGGTCACGATATTAGTGACCAGCTGAATCAATGGACTATTGCCGGTTACAGCAGCAACCGCAAACAACACACCAGTATTGGTATATAAACCCACCTCAAAGATATCGGCAGTAATCGTTGCTTCAATATTGACAACAAAACGTAAGGTATGGGATGTGGCATCAACGCCACCACCATTTAAGGGATAACGGGCCAATTCGTTGGTCAGGGCGGTTTTTGTATTGGCAGCGGTTGCCCCATTGTATTTAGCTGAACCGACCGCGATATGGCTCAATGATACATGCAGGTCAAGATTTTCTGCATCAATTCCAGCATTACGGCCAACATCGGTTAAGTAGAATTGAAGAATTGCCATAGCTCACCCATTTATTCACTATGGCAATGATAGAACCACCCAAACACAAGGATTTAGGCAGGTTCCATAAGTAATAATTAAATCTAAAGACTATTTGCAGTGTTTTTGATTTCCAATAAATTAATTTGATTAATTTTTGCATTATGAATAATTATGGACAACTTAGCAGGATACTTAAAGCGCATTTCACTAATTTTAAAAGTCCAGATCATAATCTTAAGTAATTCCTCATCACTTATGTTTTTATGTTCCTTAATTCGTGTAATACCAGAACCAAATATAGGTACTGATACACTTTTTTGTGCATATACCTTATTAACCTTATCCCAGAAATTTATTAAAAATTCAAGGTATTCAGGCATCGTTAGGTAAGCTCTATTATGCTCATCAAACTTTGAAAAAGCGGTTAAAATATAATCCTCAAAAACAAATATCGTTCCGATTTTATATTTAGTTTTCTTTCCATAAGGACGGTTTTGATTACTACCAATTATTTCGTTTTGCTCAAATGGATAATTTTTGATTTTATTATCTAATTCATCTATTGATATTCTTATATGTTCTTTAAGAAAGATACCATTAATAGACCTCTCATTAACTAAGACCTCATCAACTACTGTATCAAAATATTCATTAAAACTTATAACTTTATAATCAGGTTCTTTAAATAGATCACCAACTTTAATATTAACATCACTTTCATCAATTTTTACAGTAATATCTTTTAAAGCATTAGCTTCCCTCCAGCTTCTTTGATATATAAATATTAAAACTAAAATAAATATTCCACCAAAAGCAATTTTAATTTGCTCAGGAATTGAAATAAATATAAGCACCAAGGATAAAATCGTACTTATCGTACTAATTCTTACCAAAAACTCGTCAATTAATTTTTTATCGTAAAATTTAACTTTATTTTCCATAAGTGAACTTCTTAAATATATTTTGCAGGTGAGCCTTTAGAGTTAATCATAAACATTCTATTACTTAATCCATCTTTAATAGTTTCTTTCTTCATAGGTAAATGTAATGTTGGTACTTTATGCATTGAATCTCTAAGAATTGGTAATTTTGCCCATAAGTTTTTCACAGCTAATCTAAAAGTATTATTCTTATCAACAATTTTATCAATATTATCAAATTCAGGATAAATTATGATAACGGGTAGACCTAGAGTATTTATTCCATAGTCAATCTCTTCTCTTAAAGCTCTTGAATTACCAGTAAAGTCACTCAAAAATAAGATAATATTTTTAGATAAGCGTAGTCTGTTTCGTAGTCTAGGCTTGAGCGTAGATTCCCAATCACTACTATCTCGCACACTATATGTTGCAGCATGAGCATCGCTGAAGGGGAAAGTGGTATCCTTTCCTTTCCATGCTTTTAACATCTGATAATGACAGAAATCATGTGTAGCGAATGCCCCTAACGCGCAAGGGTTAAAAGGTTCAGCCACATAAAACGCACAATAGTTGTGGGTTCTCAGTCCATATTCCATACTTATGTCCATTAAAGATTTATAGACCAATTTACCTTAAAATCTGATTGATTGTAAATTAATGTTAAAATTTATAATTACATATTGGATATTTTTATAATTGCTCTTGTGCGGCCTGCCTTAATCGCTCAAAACGTGATGCTTTAGCGGCCTGTTCCTGTCCTTCTGGTGTATCCACATCCAGCGCGGCTTTCTCGTACGCTTCGGTGTAATGCACATTCTCAAGAAAGAAAAACGCCAGCGCGTCGCCCATATCCGGCGACTTGATACCCTTACGCTTCATTTCATCCTTACCCAGCAGCTTGTAGCGTGAATGCTCATCAAAGCCATAGGGAATTTTAATAATCTGGTTTTGCAGCTTTACTTTGTACTTGTTGGTTTTAATCTTGAATCGGCCATGCTCAATGGCACGTTTTAGGCACACATAGGCCAGCGCCCGCTTGTTGTAATACTCTTTGCGGTTATCCTCGTTAAAGCAGCCACCGCCCCAATACACAGGCAAATAATAGATGCCATGCTGTTGCAACAACTGGCCAAGACCCTTACCTGCGCCGTTATCATCGACCACAAGTAAAGCATTGGAATAATTTTCCAGCAGCTCACTAATAATGCCAAACAGTTCAGTAATATTGTCCTTGTTTTTACACAGCGGGATTTTTTCAACTTCAACCCGCCTTGCCCGCTCGCCCCACTGATCTTCACCCCAGACCTTGCCCACACAAATAACCGAATCATCCCGACCCACGCCGCCGCCGACGTCTACGGTAATCACATAGCCAAACTGGTGAATCTCTTCAAAAATTGAGCTACCAACGTACATATCTTCTGACATACGCTTGGTAATCAAAAATTCATCGGCTAAATCAGGAAATTCACCGAGCACACGAATTTTGTACTGGGCATCATCACGGCTGCCGTATTTCTGGCGCTGCTCTTCAAGGGATTGCTCAGATACAAGCGGCGACTCTTCACCATTAAAGGTCAGCGCCATCCATATACCGTCTGAGCGGTGACTTAAGCCATGGTGTGTTTCATAGAACATGCCAGCGTTACGGGTCGGCTGTGATGTCATCACCGCCCGGTTGTCGGCATGCGTTAATGCACCCAGTACCACGTCCCAGACTTCATCTGGAATACCGCTGGCCTCATCACCCCACACCATGTAGTTATCGCCATGGTTCCCCGCCAAGTTGGTTGGCTGGTGCTTCGGTGCGGTTTTGGCAAAGACGTGCCATTTTTCCTTATAGCCTTTAACGTAGACCATTTCAGTCTGATAGCCGACATATTCTGCCAGCCATGCCAAAGGGCCGCTTTTAAGGCGGCTCAGGTTGATACTGATTTCTTTCCAGACTTGTTTTTTCAGCTGCCCGATTTGCGGGGCAGTAAACATCATGATGGATTCATCAAAGAACAGTAGGTGCCAGAGCGCCACAATGCCCGCACTGGCGGTTTTACCGGTGTTGTGTAGCAGCATGCCATCAGCGCCTAGAAACGTGGCGTCACCGTCCAGCACGAAGCCGTAGTAATCCCCTACGCCTAAGGCCGTGGCACTGGTGATGGCAACAGGCTGATATTTTTTATGCTTGAGTTGGTAGGCCGCAAACTGGCGCTTGGTATCTTCCGGCCATGTGAGCCATTTGGACACTAGCACTTCCATTTTGTCGCCAGCTTTCCAGCCGTTCTTTGTTTCTAGCGACACCAGGCACAAAATATGTGACCGGTTATAAACGTGACTGACGCCATTGGCATAATTAAAGCGGTACAGTTCCTGCTGGCCGCGCACAACATGGGTGATCTCACGGGGCGATATCCCATCGCTACCCATGATCTGATCATCTATTGTTATTTTTTCAACGCGCTTCCATTTGCCGTTAAACAGCCGGATTTTGGTGCCTTTACCAAAACAGCCGTGACCTGACGCAACCGATGTACGGCTACCATCAAACTGGACAGATTCAAATAGTAGTTCTTGTTGCCATGTGGGCGTAATGCCCAGCGCCTCAACCGCGAAAGCATAAATGTCATAGCGGTAGCGTACACACAGCTCCCACCATTCAGGTATGTCTTTTAGGGGTTTTAACGCCATGCTGCCCCCTAGATGCTAAAAGGCAACATCGAGGTATCTATGGCTTTGGCATCTATCCCCTGTGCATGTGTAATACTATGGCTGATCGCAACACGCTGGCTGGCCCACACGCAGAGCAATACCGCAACGTGACCATTGTTTAAGCTGCTGCTGTCAAATTCCTGTTTTAAGCCCTTTTCATCAACCTTACGCACCTGCAGCACGGTTTTCGGGTTATAGCGGTTGAGGGATTTTTCAATATCAATCAGGCCGGCCCGGAATCGTTGCTGGTACACCGTGATAACCGAAGCCAGGTCTTTTTCAGGATTAAACGGCATATCCCAGTTTTGCACCTGGTGGATGGCGTCCGTCACGACAATGGTATTGGCCTTTAATTCCGCAGGTACCGGCAGATTGGTGTAAATTTCTTTTTTCTCAATCCGCATTTCCCCAGTGTCTTTAAAACAAACAGCCAGAATACGGACAGGTTCACCGTTAAAGCCCATGACGCGGCTATCAATGCGTACAATCTCATCAGCCGGATTAATTTCATTGGGAGTCACCTTAATCATCAAGCTGCTCCACGGTCACAATACCAGTTTCAGGATCCGCCAACACGCGGGTATGGCCAACGTCAAAGGCATCGGCCTGTACAACCACTGAATCATTAACCGGCGGCTTATCTATTGGCGAACCGTCAGGGTTGTATCCATTGCCCACCGTGTTATCAAACTGCCCGCCAAGGCCCAGTACCTGAGGTACATAACCCACCAGCTGCGCGTCAACAGTGAATATAGACAGGTTGATGGCTTCACTGGGTACAGGCGTAGGGAAAAGCTCATTTTCAAGTACGGTGAATGGACTAGGCCGCTTAATCCCGTCGCCAAAATCAAACTGCACGGCGATACGACGTTTGATGTCATCTGTAACGTAGGCACACACCTGATCACAGATAGAACGGGCATCGTGAGGATTGGTAGCAAAGAACGCGATTTGTGCGCGAACTGTCTTGGGAATGAGCCGCATTTTTGCAGGCTTGCCCGAAATAATGACATCCACAAAATAGGGCACATTGGGCAGTTGGCTGACGTTGGGCGGCTGGTCAACAATGGCTGTAGCCGTCAACATGACCGGCATAAACGCAGTCGCACCGCCAGCCACCGCTGCATTCTGGGCTTTGCGGTATTCGGCAAGCATGGCCTCGGCATCATCCATCATGCGGCCCGGGCAGGATTTAATGGCATGCCCCAGTACCCGTTGTTTCCATTCTGCCGTTTGCTGGGTTTCAGGCATGTACCACGCCCGAAAATCAATCAGCGTTTTATACCAGGCATCCTGAATGGCCTTGAGCGGATCAGCAATGGCGGCACTCATGAGCGCATACCAAATGAAAACAGCCGGGGTTTTTTCTTCGCCGGTTCAGTTCGTGTGCGGGTGTCATAAGGATTAATAGCGCGCTGTAGCAACTCATCTGCCTCTGCACACACTGAATCAAATGAGCGAATCTCACCAACCATACCCGTGTACAGTTCGGCCTGCCGCTGGGCCTGCAAGTTCTCACGCTGTTCACGTCGCGCTTCCTGCTGTGCCATGGCTTCAATATGGTCATATGCACGTTCTGCATGCTGCAACAAACCCAATTGCGCATTGATGTTCTGCATGTCACTTAAGATTTGCTGTTCTAGCATCCGGGCAATTTGAGCATTAGCCGGGTCAAGCTGCTCAACATTGGTCAGACTATCAAAACAGGCAACCCCACTATCAGCTGACACATCCTCAGGCAAAAACAGGCCGTCATAAAGCTGGCCATCACCAACATTAGTCGTGTAATTTGGTTGCAGCACATAATCAAAGCCAAAAAAACCAGATACCTGTTTCGGCATGGTAAATTGCTTAAAATTAACCGCTGTACTAAACCCACCAACCTGAGCCAGATATTGCTCACGCGCCCACTCACCCGCTTCATTGGTCGTAAACTCAGCACGATGGGTAACGTCACCATTTGCATGCGCTTTAATTTCAATGGTTTTAAACGCAGGTGCCAAGTAAACCATCTTGCCTTCAATGACAATGGCTTCAGGTGGCCGCATGCCATAGCGCTGGCGAATGTTATGACCGCAGTAGCCCCATAATTTGCCTTCATCAACCAGTTCCTGCACACCGGAACTATTGATCAAGCGAATCATGGACTGCATATCGACGTTGCTACGGTCAGGGCCGTTGTGTTTCCAGCCCCGGTCATGCAAGTTATAAGTAATCGGCTTGGTCTTTCTGCCCCTTGGTTTTGGCGTTGTCATAAAAAAAGCCCCAATATCTCATTAGGGCTTATTGTGTCACTCAGGATTTATGCTAAATCTGGGCGGTTCCAGTGGCTTGGTTATCGTAGGTGTTGTTAATTTTTCCTGCATCCTATCAATCACGCTGATCAAGGCAATAAAGGCTCGTTGCAGGAATGAACGACGTACAGAATGCTTAAGCATGATTTTAGTCCAATAAAAAAAGGGTCCTTCAATGAACCCTTAATTTACTGACCATACTTTATTGAAAAGCTGGCGTGTTCCAGTGTTATCGTCGTCGGGATGAACGCGAGGTGCTATAGGAACGTGAGCTGGAATATGAACGCTTGAAATAACTGGCGCGTTTAGGCTTGTGGTATACGTTCACCACTTTATTCACTACTACCGTTTTGTGGACTGCCGGATATGAGCGACCGCCATAATCCTGAGCGTGATACTGGTTTGCCTGATTGTTGCGATTGGCGAGCATATAACCGGCTACTGCCCCGGCACCAGCAACCAGTACATCATTGTTATTAATGCCACCTTGTTGAGCCTGTGCCGTTGCTGGTGTTTCATTATAAGTAGGGTGATAGTTATTATCACTGCATGCAGTAATTGCCAAACCAACCATAAGACCAATTAAACCAATTCGTAATTTACGCATAATCTTTGACCTAAATAAAAAGGACTCTATGAAAGAGTCCCTAATGTACTTAGCTCAAATTGGCATCAATGAGGCTGGTTCCAATCAATGTTGATTTGATTCTTTTTTCATCTCATCATTAGATTTACATAAGTCTATTGCCTGCTCAAGCAACTCGTTCAAATCGCTATTATCAATAGGCTTATGTTTCTGGACCTTTATACGTTCCTGAAAACACTCAAGCGCAGACTGCATATAATCCAAGGCCAGCTTGTTTTCATCACAAGGCTGCTCACTATCCAGCACCTTCGTACGATCAATAAGAATGGCCAGCAGCAATTCATTGGTTAGGCCATTTACCCCATTAACTGCCGGGTTGCCAGCCTGGAATTCAATATCAATGGTACGCAGCTCATTAACATCAACCATATAGGTACGGCCTGCTAAAAGCTTGTATTTCTCGCCACTGATCTCAACAGAAGTTGGGGACAATACCCGGCGGCCGTCTGCATCCTCATAAATGGTTTCACCATCCAGATCCGCAATTTTCGTTTTTGCTACGGGTGTTAGCTTATCTAAACCAGCCTTGGCCAGTGATGTTTTTAAATCAGTCTGAGGGACAATACTGGGTTTAACTTCCGGCTTTGCCCACTTCCTAGAAAGCTCTTCTAAGCCTGGTTTATATTTTTCACAACCGGTCACATAAGGCTTAAATAATTCATCAAATTTCCCATGCAATTTACGGATATCTTCGCGTAGTGCTTCTAATGGACTGTATGAAGGCATAGGGAAAGTTTCAAGCACAAAAGGCGGTTTATCATAAGTACGACTTGGCTTGAGATAGCGCAAAATCCCTGTGCAAATTAATACAAGGGCAATACCAATAATGAAGCCCAACCAGAAAACCAGATCATTTAAACTCATATTGCATCACTCAATCAAAATTTGAGCAAACACGGTATCAATCTAAGGTCTGGCTAAATCTGGTAGGTTCCAATTGTTTAGTTATAACTTATTTTTCTCTAAAAAACGGCTTACATCTTCTTGAGAGGCTGGCTTGCCAAACATGGTTCCACACGTATAAAACTCAAGTTCAAGGCCTGGTAGGTTAGCCCCACCCTTGTAATAAGCCACATAAATAACCGGCACTTCTTTTGAAATGTTTGATGCATTTTTATATGAGAACTTTATATTGTCGGCCATTCCCTTAAAGGCGATTACATCACCTTCTAAAACCCTAGGGGAGTGCTGAAAGGCAATCAAAGCATAATTATCTGACAAGCCATTAAAAGAAATACTGCATTTGTCTTTATCAGAGTCTTTTAACAAGTTGATTAGGGCAACATCATATCCATCTTGCTTAAAAATCTGATTAACAAAGCCTACTCCCTTAATTTGGGCATTTTTCTCTAAATCCCCGAACATTAATCCGCGAAAAATCTCATTATGATTTAAGTAGGCAATACCAGTATTCATAAAGCTTTCTTCGGTATGAACGGCTTGCCAATCTTCGCTTACTGTAGACTCATCAGGTGTAGTATTTTCACTTTGCTGTGGGACTGTTTCACGTACAGCCTGACTACCAGTGTCATCCGTATGGAGTATTTCTTGATGATTTGCCTTCTGTGAGGACTGAGTATAAATAAAATAAAGATATCCACCGATTAAAGCTGCCAGACCAATAATCAGGGCAGTTATAATTATTACTTTTTTATTCATTATTCCGATGCTACCGCTTTAATCACTTTAAACTGATCATTATTCACGACACTATAATTTGTAGAACTGCCAACCTCATTATAATTATCATCAAAGTCTGATTTACGAGTGATTAACAGCTTACTGTTTAACTTAAAATCCTTAATATCTTCGCCGGTTTCACCACCAAAACCTTTATCAAGTACTTGGCCCGTTCTTTTGTTGACGAAGGTATAAAATACACACTCTGTGCCACACCCCCAAGACGCTAAAACATATTCGCCTGCATAGACAGGTTTTTGTTTTAATGCCTCGGTCAAACGTGTTTTAAATACTTTTGCAGTTTGATTATTCAATAATAATTTAGCGGGTTTACCGTTGTATACCTTGGCTGGATAGTCCTTAAACTGTGGAACATTATTATCAGCATGAGCCAATATACTCACACTGCTAAGTAAAACACCGTAAATCACTGTTTTAGTATTAATCATGCTTCCCCATCCCTAACCCACCAGTAAATGCATGAGCAAGGCCCCTATTGCTCACGTTTTGGCTAATCGTATCATTATTTTGATTAACCACAACCACTTCCTTAGGTGCTGGTGATGATAAGCGCTCTTTGACTGACTCAACTTTAGGAGCAGCGCTGGCCTGCTGAGTCGCCAGATTTGTTGTAGTGGTTGAACGAGTAGCCTTTGCCTCAACCGGTTTACGCCAGACATAAACAGGGGAATCTTTGGTAATAATGGGCTTGGTCGCTTTTGGTATTTGCGCAGGCTTGATTTCAGTTGCCTTAGTTTGCGGAACAGTGGCCTGATTTGTTGCAATTTTCTCACTAAGGTCACGAATGACTGCAACGCCGCCATGCCGGGCTGTATTTAACCCATCACCATCATAGTTCCCAAAGCCTCTACTGTTTTTCTGGCTGGCCCATTGCTCAGCAACCTTATTAGTTAAAGCCTTATGGTTGCCGGTTTTAATCCACTTATCTATTTGTTGTGCCCCACCCATATAATGAATGGCAAGCCTATCTTGGGCAGCATTATTAAAAATATCGCTATCCTTTAAACCAGCCTCGGCGGCCATCTTGGCAAAAGCACCTTTGTTATGGATAAACTGATAGCGGCCCACTGCAGTGGATGTAGAACCGGCTTTCATTAATTGCCGTTGATAGGCTTTTACTTCGCCTACAGTCATTTGTGAAATTGGCTTTGACGGCTTAACCGTGGCACCACTATAAACAGCATCATAGCCTGATGTACCAAACGCCCCTTTGCGTGACTCCCCTCGGGCAATTTCATCCAGTAATGGCGCGTATTTTCCGGTAGCTGGCTGCATCATCAAACTATTAGCGCTGTCCTGCATCGTTTGCCAAAGCGTAGGCGCATTCTGTGTCGTCTTGGCCTGATATCCCTTACGCTGGTAGCCAATCTCGCCACGTTCACGCTGATTTACCCGTTCTTGAGCATCCTTACTACCCATACCAGCCAGACCTTTATCAAGAAGTGATGCGCTCCAGTCTGCAATTGAAAAGACAGTATCCTTGGTATCACTGGCAATCTCTTTGCCTTTCTCAACAATATTGTCCCAGGCTTCCTTAAAGTATGTACCCAAGCCATCAGTAAAGGTTTTCCACGCTGAAACAATGCGACCTGGTATATCAGCCTTAGTCAGATCATCCGTCCAGTTCTTGACGTATGGTGCAACCACAGTACCCAGCTTCTCGCCAGCCCATGAACCCAGCATACCACCGGCAATAGTACCGACTGGCCCCAGCAGGCTACCTAAGGCCGCACCAGCTGCACCACCAGCCAGCGAACCCACACTACCGCCCTTTTGTTCAGTGGTTTGATTTTTCCAGTCAAACAGCGAAGCACCGGCGGCCAGCGCGGTACCTACCAGTGGAATACCACGGCCAAACTTCAACAGTTTTAGCAGGCCTTTGCCACCACCCTTAAGCAGCTTGCCCAAGCCTTTACCAGCACCACCGAACAACCCACCTAGCAGGCCGCCAGCGCCGCCCAGCAGCTTGCCTGCCCGTGTACCTTTCAGATTGTCGGCAATACGCTGTAATAGCTTAATCTGGCGTCGGTTATGTTGTTCCTGTTCTCGTGGAATAGGCTCATTGCGTTTACGGCTTTTGAATAGCCCGGATAGTGGACGTAAGGCAAAGCCAGCCACCTTGCGCACAGGTGATAACAATGTGCCCAGCTCGTTAATGGCATCAACAGTCGGGTCCACCCCTTTTGAATCAGGCATTAACCCTTTAATTGCACCAACAAACCCTTTGGCAACTTTTGCAAAAAATGATTTCTGGCCATCACCAGAACCATCACCAGTAAAGCGGCCCCGTGAATCACGGCTACGGTCACTGGTTGCATCATCACCTGGTGCATTATCTGCATTCTGGCGGCTAAAGTTACGTCTTAGCGATTCTGTACTACCGATGTCAACCGTGTCGCTGTTTGGCGTAATACGGCTGCGTCCGGGTCTATTGCCCGAATTATTTGCAGTACTGCGGTTATTGGCCTGCTTAGGACTGGTCTGCTGGCTTGCCACCTGATCAACCAGGTTTATTAATTCTTCAGTGGCATTACCCATATCAACCAATGATTGATTAACGGGTGTGATGGTGCGTTGAAGGTGTTCCTCAAAATCAACTGCCGTACGTTGTGTGGCATCCAGTAAAGCACGCTGATAGGCACTTAGTGAGGGCTGCTGGCGCTCAGACTGGCCAGCAATCGCTTTAAATTCTGTAGCAGCCTGTTCCAGTATTTTGCGTATGGCTTCGACGTTGATATCAATCTTATCGATATCACGCCCCATGCGCTTCATGCCAATAATAAAACCTAAATCATCGTACTGTAGGCCGCTGGCTGATTGATTGTTTTGCATGAGTATTACCCTATTTCAACATAGGGTAATAGTGCCTGAATCAATAAAGCATCCAGACATGGCAGTTCCGGTCAGATTAATATATTCTCTTGAAAAAATTGAGGATAGACAATGCTGTTGCTTTCATTGACCCCAAATAACTTAGGCGTTCGGGTTTCCGGCACCAGTGATGAGCTAATGGCATTATGTGATGCTGCATACGATATCCTACCTGAAAATAACAATGGCAAAGATAGTCCTGATATCGCGTTTGGATGGGGCTTAGTCTATGAAGTGCAGCAGGCCGCCCAAGGTAAACGGATTGTCTATAAAAAACAGCAGCCCGTGGTTGAAAACAGCACTGTCATGATTGAGAAAATTACCTATGCCGTGGATATTCTGTTTCCACTGTTTATTAGTCAGCTACACATCATTTATTGTTATTGTGAGGATTATAATTTTAGAAAAAATGAATCCGGCTGGATGATGCGGTCACTTTGTCAGATGCTGGTGAATGAACTGGCTACCCAATCAGAAACAGTGTATGACGCCGCTGTGGACTGGCTGGACGAAACACCGCGCTTTACCCCTGATTATCTAATTTCCCATATCTACCAGGTTACTGGCAGATACATTGAGAAAACTGACAACCGGCTTGAATACATTCCCAAAATGCTGGATGACTTAAAACAACATAGCAACGCCTATAACACCACAATGAATCTGGCGATACAGGCTGCAAAGGTCAATAATTGCCATCCCTCACAAGTAGCCTTTATCAACACACAGGAAATTTTTCACAAGCTCGATAATGGCCAGTATGAGTGGTAGGGATTAGGCCACAGTGACCTTGGAAATAAGTTGAATATATCCATCAATCACATCTTTTAGTTCACTTAAACCATCCTCAAACTTATTATTTCGATAATTTTCAATCTGGTCATCAATGTCTGTACCTTCATAGTTTTGGATATCCTCTTTTAACACATCCAGATACGTTAACTCCCGTGTTGTTAAAAGATTATATCGAGATTCATATTTATGAATCATAGCTTTTTTTTCGGCATAGGTTGCATTCAAAGCATTTATATCCATTATTAACACTTCAATCTCCATTAAGCATTCATTGATTAACAAATCAAAGTCCTTAATATCTTTATCAAAAATATTATAGATTTTAAAAATTTCTATTTTTGATTGAAAATCCAACGAGGCAGATTGAGCTTTAATATGGTTTTGATAAATTAATTCAATATCCTGATGAAAAATGCCTTCAATGCCATGGGTAATAAAGATTCTATCTTTGGCAAGTCTTATTAGGTCTAGGCTATTTTTAATGGTGAGTAAGTCTTTAATGCCTTCAAATGATATATCTTTTAAAACCGATTTATTATGCTGTTCTTTCCATGCGGTCAAAGTGAATAGTAAGATGATTGGCCCCAGCAATGTAGATGCACAAACGGATATATCAACAAAATCATCTGTAGGCATTCCAACTTTAACTAGTGCAAAATACAGGCAATAGCTTAAGCCTAAAATTACGATATAAATTATTAAAAGAGCGCTTACATTTTCAGCCAGTGTTTTATCTTTGAACATCGGATTCCCCCCCCAAAGATAAAACACTATACATTGTCTTATTTTAAATCAACTGACTTAAGCCACATCTTCCTCAGGCACATCATTTTCAGGGTCGTAATCCCCTGCCTCAATGATCGCCAGCTTACGCCTAAAGGCCTCTTTCTTCTTGAGTGCCATTTGTTTCTTGGCAGCAGCCAGTTTAGCCTCTGAGTCATCAATAACCGCTGTACGGCGTGCCTGCACTTCGGACTGGTCTTTTAGGTCCTCAAGCTCCAAGCCCCAGAATATGGATTCTGCCTTGGCAATATTGCTGAGCGTGATACTTTGCTTCATGTTCAGCTCAACCACCTGGTTAATCAGGCCCATCTTAAATTTGATTTTGTTAAGTGCTAACTCTGTCGCCGCTTCATCTAGCCCCTCAAGATCAAGGTTTATAACCTCATCCCGGATATGAATAACACTGGTGATAGTATCGCCTGCTAGATCACCCAAATCAGCCAGGCGCGCACGGTTTTTCTTAATGATCAGGGCCGCAGTAAGCTGACTTACTGGCGTGTTGGTTTTTTCCTGATAACTTTGCCGATTTTGACCATTTCTTACGACGATTTCTGACTGATTTTTGACAGGTTCTTGACCATCAGTTTCTGGTTCTATATCAGCGTCTTGTGATTCTTCATGACCATCATTTTGACTAGTCAAATCACTGGTCAGTTTTTTAATCTCTTTATTGAGTTCACGGGCGTTCTTTTTGACTAATCCCTTTGCCCGTTTCTTCCATTTTTCAGTCAGTGACTTGCGGCGTACTACGGAGCCAGACGGCATATCGCAGGCCAGTTCTTCACCGACCTGCTTAACGAGATTGTCCCATGTAATCTTGGGCGAGGTTTCCCAGACCTCGCGCAATCGTGCCCAGACTTCGGCAGGATACTCAATTTTTGCCATATCACCGCCTATGCCTTCTCTTCAGCAAATAAATCTAAACCAATTTGAGGCACTTCGGGTTCATCAGCCTTGGGTAATGATGTGGATGGATATCGTTTAGTACGGTTAAGCACCAAATCCATCAGCATTTTTTGATGTAGTTCCGCTTCCTCACGCTGGTACACGTCATCAAGGGCTATTTCCAGATTTCGTATTTGTAATGCATTTTTCTGGTCACAATTACGAATACTTTCCATGACACCGATTAATGCAGGCTGAATCTGTTCATAAGCCTCTCTACTAAGACTACCACAGGCTTTTACCAGTACTTTGGCCTGTTCCAGTAAGACTACAGAGTCAGCCTTGGGAAACGAGGTAATATGACGTGCGCAGGCCATTGTGATTTGTGCCGTAGCAGCTTGAGTAAATTCGGTCAGCATATCTCCTAAACTATTATATAAAATACCAGCGGTTGCCGTGGTTTTATCCATTTCCGGCTCTACGGTAAAACCCAGAATCCAGTCGGCAGATACCACATAAAGCTCACACAACACCTGAAACAACTCTGCATCAGGCATGGTCTTACCGTTTTCGATCTCACTGATCCGGTTCTTTTGTCCACCACTGGCCCCAAAGATTTTAACCATCACCTCTTCTTGCTTGAGGCCAGCCATATCACGGGCTAAAGCAAACTTACGCCCGATCATCAGCCTACGTTGTACATCAAATTTCTTTGCCATAATTATGCGACTCTCCCTGCCAACCATTCAAAGTCCACTGGTTTTTTCAGCCAGTTGGTTTGTTCAATAAAGACACATGACAGCCAGACACAACCCCCTTCAATGGGTTCTGCCAGTTCAATTTTTTCACTCACAAATAAATTGTCATCCTTATAAAGCAGGTCTATTCCTTTCAGTGCATCAATCAATAGCTTTGGATAGTTATCGATATCAAAGCGGGGATAAGACGCAGCGCTGTAGTTACGGGTTTTAGCTGGTGGCTGCACAATAAGCCTGATCTCACAGGGCCTTGATATGGCTTTCCAGTCCAGCGCCCGCAATAACGGGGCATACATGCTGTTGACGTCCTGCTTATAGTGTTTGGCACCCAGTGACAGGCTGTTACGCTGCTTACCCTCTTCAGTGAGCGTGGCACGCCAGATATCATTGGCACTGATGCCATACGGCAACTTCACAGTCACAAAGCCATCCCCAATAATCATTTGTGCACCGGTATTGGCTTTATGCACAATGTCATCACCCTGTTTTTCAGTAAGCAGGGTTGCCCGTCTAAAGGTTGGAATGGTTTTACGTGGTTCCAATGCACGCTTTTCGCGGGCTGGTCGCTGGGTTTTTTTAGTATCCCAGTCAACCATTGGTGCCTTTGAATTTTTCCCCGTATTAAAAAAATTTGTCCAGTCACGACGCGCACGATTATTTTTCATCAAAGTTCCACTTAATTAGATTTGTGTCAGCTTTGATGTATAACGGATGTTTTGGCGAGCCATTCTGGTTGGTTCCATTATAAAAATTAGCCATTTTTCTTTGTCGCTCTACGTTTTTTTTGATAGTCAGCATAAGCTTTAGAACAAGCTTCACAGCGACAACCTATTGAGTAGCCGTACTTGGTGCCATGCTGATCAGCCTTAGGAAAACGGCCTGTCTTGCTATAGCCCGTTCTTATCTTATTTAGAGTTTTTTTATTCTGTTTACGGTTAGCCTCGGTGCAAAGCTCACAGCGGCAGCCGTAGTTTACATACGAACTATAAGTACCGTGCTTAGTTTTGGTAGATAGAAATTCACCTGTTTCAGCAAAATGGTTCCTGGCCTTTTTTTGAAAATTTATTGTTTGCTGATTGTGGGCATTTATACATATCTCGCAACGGCATCCATATCTGTAAGCCGTTTCTGTTCCATGCTTAATACTTTCATCCTTTTCTTTAGCATCACATGCAGGCCATTCACCATGAATGAGCGTCATGTAATCCGCGTCATTGCGTAGACCACGTACTGACAGCATTTCGGCAATAGAAGGCCATTTTATTAAACTCTTTACTCCATTTTGCTCACAGAACGCAGCCCAGTCAGGAATACAGGAATCTACCCAGCACTTTGCGTATTTAACCCAGCGTTTGATCTGGCCGTGCTGATATTTATAGAAAATGGGTGTATTGATATTTATACGGTAAAAATGCGCATCTGTTGGCCAGTCGGCAGGCCACTCTAATGGTGGACCTATTGATAACTTTGCCTTTTCTAACGCCTGTAGCCCTTCATCTTTGGTTTTAAATGGCGGTATGTAATTTTCGCCAGTAGTGCGAATGGCTTCTTTTGCTTCTGATTCGATCATGCTAATAATACTTTCAATGGTATTCATTCTTTTGGCTCCAGATATTCAATTTCTAATGCATCACACAGGCGATAGGTCATTTCCAAAGCAGTACTGATATCCATCACCAGCTCAACGCCCCCAACTGTGATGGTGCAATCATCAGAAACATTGTCATAAGGGTTAATATTTACTATGGGCAGCGTTACAGTGACTTGCTCAGGGCCAAAAGCACTACAATCAAATTCAATAAGCTCTACTGCTGCGGTCGCTCCGGCCATTAAGAAATTACCTCGCTATAAACCGGCTCAAGCACCGTGCCTTGCAGGTACATGCGGCTTTTTAGTTCAATTGTTTTGAAGTACTTAGCCAGCAAGCCTGGCTTAATACCGTTGTTGCGTAGTACGGCCATACAGTTCGCAGTAGCCCATGCAGATACAATTACAAGGCCATCTGGAATTTCTTCTTGAGTGATGCGCTTCCACTCCTCTGCTACACCAATCCAACGTGTTTTCAGACCATTGCCGCGCTCAACCTTGATGTCTGGATTTCCGCGCATAAAATCCTTAAACGAAATTGGCTCATCAATACGCCATGACACGTCATGCGGCTGCAAAGAGCCATCCGGCATGCGTACAGTGGTCAGGATAGTGACGCCCCAACGCTGTTTTTCATCAATCAGGCCATCCTGAATGCAAGGCACTGCCGCACCCTGATATATGGCCATTAAGGCTTTAGGCGGCAATGGTGCATTGTTGGGAAAATGCTCGAGAACATAATTCGCTACTGACAGGATTTCCCATTTGGCAGTAAGGTGCTTACGCTGGACAGTGGATGACGATTTAACTAGCTTACGTTTTTTCATTTCATCCATCCTTTGCTAGCTGTGCGCTGATCTGCCCAAAAACACTCAACAATCGCGCCATCTTCACCAAGTCTGGACCATAAGCGGTCGCCCATCAGTTCTTGCATTTTTGCAGTGGTCAGGTTACTCACTACAACTGTTGATTTTTGCGCGTCATGTCGGGCAGTTAGTACGCGATGAATGGCATTGATCTGGTTATCGCGCTGATCATCCAGCCCAACTTCATCAATCACCAGCACATCAGGATCAACATAACGCTGTAGGGTGGCTTTCTCGTTGTCACCTTCCTTTGCACGCTCCCGTACCCATGCTGTTGTAATGTCATTGGCAATATCGGCACTGGTGGCATAACGGGCAAACAATGGCTCTTTATCCTGTCTACGCGCCATCAGGTTGCGGATAATGGATACTGATAAATGTGTTTTACCCGTACCTGTTGAACCTACCATTATCAGGCAGCCAGTCTGGCCAGCCTGAATACGCTTGGTATAGGCTTTGGCCGCTGTTAGGGCCACACGCTGACCTGGTAATTCCTGTTTGTAATTCACAAAGCCACAATGAGAATGGCGGATTGGTACACCAGCTGCTGCATGGCGGGCTTTCTCACGGGCATTAAACAGTGCTTCATGATGTGCAGCCTCAGCCAGTTCGGCCTTAATAACGGCACATTCTGGGCACATGGCAGGCGCACCAATCAACGGAAAGTACTGGCCGTGAACGTCACAGTATTGGGGATGTGACTTATCGGTTAAATCGGCAACAAACATGCGTTTTGGAGCAGGTCGCGCTGGCCGTGATTTATAATCTGACAATTGTTTTGATGGTGCATTCATGATCAATACTCCATATCACTGACATCAACCGGGGGCAGGTCGGCATAGTCTGGTGGTGGCTGGTTATTCCAGTCCTGGTTGCAATTTAAATTGGTTTTAGAAGAACGTGAGGTGGCTGGTTTAGAGCCTGTGGCTTTATCACTCTTTTGCCGTGCCAGTTTTTCGTCTGCAAATGTGGATAAGGTGAAGGCCCATTGAGCATCCCACTTAAGCACTGACTGCTTTGTTCCATAATTGGCAGCGCATTTAGCAGCACAGCCAATAAACAGGGCTTTGAGTGAGGCTTCGTTTAAATCTGGAAAATCCTTAAGTGCCATTTGACGCCAGTGTTCAGGAATCGATGTGTATCCAAGCTGTTTCCAAGTCAGCATTCGTGGGTCATTTTTTTCTTCAAAATCACCCAAGCCACTTAAAAACGCCTCTGCCGCATCTTCATCACCAGCGGGATACATATAATTGTCATCTGGTACTTGGGGAGTGGTACTTGGTACTTGGGTAGCCGTAACATCACATGAATCTGGTTGTGACGTCACAGACTTGTCACGCGTGACAGGTTTGTTACCTGTTCGTGATATCACTTCATCAACCATGCGCTGTAACTCAACTGATTTGATGTCATAACGCGGAACAATGTTGTGCTCACGTAGAAAAGCAAATAATTCCTTACGACGCTCGCGGGCACGGCGCTGACGTTCACGGGCATTTTCTTTCTTGGCTTCGCGGTCAGGTTCTAGTTCCAGATACTCGGCAATTTCGCGGTCACAGCGTGATTGGTGATAGCCGTCATCTTCCAGCGTAAAAAATTCTGCCAGAATGATTTGCACCGCTTTCTTTTGGGATTTAGTGATAGCTCTTAACTTGCGGCAAATGTCCTCTACATCTGTACTCAAGGGCATTTCACTCTTGTAATACAGATCAAGGGCACGCCTGTAGTAGCACTCTTCTACAGGACTTAAGTGCACCGTATCTCTTGTAAAATCACCAATATGGTGTTCATAGTAGTGCATTACGCCGCACGCTCCTTCTTGTGCTTTGCCCAGTACTCTGCCCGTGCATGACAACACAATACGCAGCGGCAGCCCTGGTTGTAGTAATAGACAGTGCCATGTCCCGACACTTTGAGTTCTTCAGTCAATAAAGAATCAGATGAAGGTTTATCCTCACGCTCATTGATACGGCTTAATAAGTAATTACGTGCTTCTAGGCAGCTGATATCTTCTTTAAACGCGGCAATGACTTGCTTTGCCACATCAGTAGGATGGCCCGCAAAATAACTGGCATACATCGCTTTGACAGCAAATAAACTGTACTCAAAGCCGATTTTCTGGCCATACTGGATCACGAACTGATGAAACTGGCTTAATGTCAGCATTGGCTACCCCCTTTCTTGTAAGGATGTAGAGTCGGGCAAACGCCTATCCATTGACTTAAAGGCGGGGCTGGTTTGCCATTAGTATCAAGGTGCTTACAACGAGCACAGCCATGAAATAACTCATGATTAAATTTAGGCCCGTGGCGATGCCCAACACAGCGAATCAGTGAACTCATTTCGACCTCACTTTCGTTAGCTGGTTGAACTTACCCAAGGCATCAATAAACTTTCTCATATCTATTGGCCGTGGCTTGCGGCGGCCAATACTAAAATCTCTAATCTTTTCAGCACCAAATCCCGTAATAATGGAAACAAATAACCAACCGCAGGTTTCACAGACACGTTCAATAAATTCAGATTCAATAGTTTTCAAACTTGGTTTAGGTGATTGGAAAATCATGCTGCAGCCTCTACACCATTTGGGTAAAGGACATTACGCAGCTTGATAGCCCGCTCAAAATTCATGACTGCAACTGCCTTATCCAGCTCTTGTTTTAAGCGGCTTTTGGCTAATTTCTGGTTATGCTTTTTCCGGGGATGATCAGGTAAACTGGTATACAAGTGGAAACTGGCTTCATTGCAGACATCATATTTTCCAGTAACTACCCACCACATATTATTAATGTTGTAGTAAGCAATACCGGTATTTAAACGACCTTTGCGGTCATAGAACCAGACACGTTCACCATGCTTGATGGTGCTTTCATCCGCACTTCTATTATTGCCGCAACGCTCTTCACCGCAAGGACGGCCTAATTTACTGTCGTAGTCCCATCCTTGTTGATATTCAAATTTAATCCAGTCTAATACCGAGACAGCATGTAATTGAGGCCCACGTTCAACGGTTCGCTTACCCTCAACCACATATCCCGTAAAGATATTAGTCAGATATCTAGTAATCCTTTGACGGGTACGCTCCATTTCCAGCCGGAGCATATAAGGCATAATTTTTTCTTTGTTAAACTCGTAACGGCCTTTACGGTCTTCGCGTGTAGGCGTAATAATGTCCTGCCACATTTCAAATTCAACAGTATTACCAAAGATTTTTAACTCGCCTTTTAACTCCCCTTTTTCACAGCTACGGTGCAAGCGAGCAAAACTATCACTGTACTGACCAACATATTCTTGGGGGACAGTACAGATCCAGCCCATGCGATTAAGCTGTTGCACAATGCGTAAAAAAACCTGTTTTTTAAGTGTCTTATCCCATGCTTGACGGGCTTCCCATTCTTGCGGCAAGCCCCCATCATCTCGAACCATAACTGATGCATCGTGAAAGTAGATTTTGCCTGTGCGATTGATCCGTCCTTTAGTTAAGCTCATGCTGCACCGTCCTGCTGAACAGGTTCAGCCTCTTCAACAATGTCACACCAGCATTTGCCGGGATTAAAATACTGCAGTGGTGATGGCGCCCAGGCCGGTGTAACGGACTCAAGTTCATTGGTCAGCTTGATGTTTTTACCGCTATCAGTAGCCACATGCAGCAGATTACCCTGTACCAACTGGACACTACCTTTGGCGGTTGTTGCTGGATGACCGCCACGGCCTTTTAGAATGTATTGAACACGGTCGCCATCCTCGTATTTCTGACGCGGAATGGCTTTGTACTTGTTATGGGTAGAACAATAAAACTTACTCATTTTGAGCCTTCCTTTTCCAAAATTTCGGCAAGCACAGTGATGCCCTTGGAAGTAATCTTTAATTGCTGGTAAACATGCTCAACACCATGATTGTCAGGCTTTGGCTGCGTTACGATATGGGTTAGAACGCCCTGCTTTGTGCGGTTGGCATAGCCCTGCAACTTACCCTTAGGCGTGCGAAAGGCCCACTTACACTCAATAAGCATTGTGGTCAGCTGGGTCTGGGAAATTTTCAGGGCATTACAGGCTTCACGAATGCCAAACAGGTCAGCCGTATTGGTAATACGGTCTAATGCCTCGGCCTTAGGTACCAGTTGGGCAATTTGCTGCTCGGCCTGCTGTTTCAGGCGATACTGCTCTGCCCACGCAATTGCAGTGGCAGCCGGATCAGTGAAGTCAGGCAACAAGTTGCGCTGTTCCAGTTCAGACCAGCGATTAATCACGGCAGCACGTAAAGGCACGCTGTAACCCGTGATTAAAATCATGGTCAGTTGATGGTCCAGCTGATATTCCGGGTACTGCTGGTAATTCTGGGGGTGTATCCAGTAATGGATATACTGGCTGTCATTAAAGCCCAGCTGGGTAAGCACACTCTTGATGTCACGCATCATATGGCCATGTTCCTTGCGGGTGAGTTCCGCAATTTCACGGCTGGACATGGTGCGGCCAGCATTCAGGGGATTAAACGCTACTGCTGCCATAAGCACCCCCGCACAATCAGGGTGAACACAACCAGTAACGCCAATGCCCCTAACCAGAACGCTGTATGGCGTTTTGCTTTGCGCACATGCTTGGCTTCAACCACATTGATAAGAACCTGATCACACACTTGACGATTCAGTGACTCTTGAATCGCTTTGTAATACTGGTTTAAATACTCATTCGTTGTTAATTTCACTAGCTTGTGCAGTTCAGCCAGTTCAACAAAATCGCCATTTGTTACTGGACAGGCTTTACTATTGCAGTAATTCCATCGATTGCTTACATCAAGGTACTGCCACTCAAATTCATCGGAATTATTGACCGTGAAGTTTTTGACATAAGCGCTTTCAACCTGGTCCCAGTAGATTGCACCAGCTGGTTTATCCAGTAGAATTCGCTTGGCAGCGGTATAGCCGCCTAATATTTGAATGATATTCATACCCGTAACTCCTTTAGTTTAAAGGTCGTTACAGTTACCCATGGGTTTTCAATCACCTTGATGGGCTTGCTACGGTATAGGCCAGACCTGCGAACGCCCTGATATTCAGCATCAAAGTCAGCATGTGACCAGGGATAGCAGACGTAACCTACAATCTCTTTATTCTTATAAAGTGGCTTAGGGGTCAGGTTGATATCGTTCCATAAGTCGCGGTAAGCCTCTTTAGCCGTAAGCCATTCAGCTCCAAAGTGCTGTGCTCCCTCAAACTCAACCACACTACCAGAACGTAATTTAATAAAGCCTTCAGCCAGTGCGCTTTTTTCACTGATATCCTGTAGGCGCTCTACCCGAACTTTTTCAGTCACTTCCAGCGTGATGCGGCTGGCCTCACGCGGCATGAATAATGAGGACGTCCAACCCCCGTCAATTTCCTCATCAATCCGGCCAGCCTTATAAATAGAGCAGTCCTGATCCTGCGCATTCGTGGCGCGAACAAAAGTTTCTTTTATCCAAATAATATCGCCCGGGCGGACTTTAGCCCTAACCTGATGATAAATACCTTGGGTATGATTGCCCGACCAGAACGTAATAAAGCCAAGATCATCTACATCCACTGAAACGTGTTCAGGGTCAAATGGTGGCTGTGGGTCAAGAATGCGGCGGGTTTCAGTCTTAGGGTTAAGGGTGCGAATTAGTGCACGAACCATGCGGGTTTTGTACAACTGGGGTACAGCTTTACTTTTCAATTCAGACATTGCATAATTCCTTCATCGACTTAGTACCTGTTCAAAACAGATACGCTTAGAACCCAGCCTGGCCGCTGGGTTTTTCGTTTTTACCAGCCCCCGTTCAGGATCGGCCGGACTTCATCACTCGACTCAACCGCATAAAGCGGTGACTCTGCTGGTGGAAAAAATGATGCATCGCCCGGTGCAACTGGCTGGCATTCGTTATCAACCAACAGCGTTGGGCAATGCTTGCAGCACTCACCTGCTTTGGCTTCAGGACATGGACATTGTTTTTGGGTCATTTTCGGCTTCCTTGTTTTTCATTGTTAAAGCACTCATCAATGGCTTGCTCAATCTGAGCAAGGTCACACTGCATTTCATAGACAGCCGCTTTGATGTCACGGGCATCCCTCATGCAGATTCGGTTGTCACTCATGCCTGACTTGATCGCTCCGCTTAAATCACCTTTGGACTGACCAAGTTCAAGCATCATGGTCAAGAAGCACATCTGCGCCATGCTGGTTTCATTAGTTGCCTTATGAGCCTTAATACATACATAGCCCAGCTCAGCAGCGATGGCCAATAACGCATCTGGCTTGCCTGTAATACTACTAATGTGTAGAAACTCAGCCAGCGTGACCTGATGCGAATCGTCATTAGGATTTAGTTTTTTACGCAGGCCCTCAGGCTTGGTGCCCAGATATTCAGCAATCTGACGAATTCCGTAGGATTGAGCGATATGCTGTAGGGCTAAAAATATGTCTCTCATTTTTGGGTACTCGGTACTTTTTAAAAATTTGGCCGTGTAACTTGCCGTCCAGTTTGGCTAATCTTGTATTCAGGAAATACGTTCATTTACAGAGGTGGCTAACTTGGTTTTTCGACTGGAAGCAGTGTTAAATTCAGGACGTAATTCAATCCAAATATTCTGATAAGAATCGGGAAAAAGTTCTTTGCGGGTGCAAATGCCATGATCTTCCGCAATTACTGCTAGCAAAATTTTTTTATCCAAAGGAATTGAGTTCCATCCACTTACAGACGGAGGCTTAATTCCTAAAAAATTGGCTACAGCAGTACAGCCACCCAATGCATTAATGAGTTGGTCATCTGTCATCTTGCATCTCCTAACAATAAATCAATTATTAGGCAATCCTTATAAATAATCAATAGGCATTCCTAATTTTATTTATGTTAGGATTTCCTAACAGTTGTAATCGATAATTTGTCTTTTTCTTATGAAAACGTTAGCTGAGCGCCTTAAACTTGCGATGGAAGAAGCAACTCCTAAAAAAATGAAGGGTGTTGAGCTGGCACGCTGTGTAGGGGTCAAACCCCCATCAGTAAGTGACTGGCTAAGCGGAAAGTCAAAAACAATGGAAGGTGAAAATCTTTTAAAGGCTGCTACGTGCTTAGGTGTAAATGCTTTATGGCTGGCTAGTGGTACTGGCGAAATGCGCCCCTCCCAAACCCAGCATCAATTCCAATCTGGTCAGTCACAAAGCCAGTCACTAGGTATGCCACAGCAGCAGGACATCCGGGATTTACCTGTAAGACATGATGGCTTGCCACCATCCAAACAAACCCCTGTGATTTCATGGGTTTCTGCTGGCGATTACACTGAGGTTCTGTCTGGTGATTTATCTCGTGTGATTGAATGGATTCCCTATAATCCCAAGGCTGGTAAATACGGCTTTGCGCTTATTGTTGATGGCGTGTCCATGGAACCAAAATTCATGCCTGATGACCGTATTTATGTGAATCCCACTTTCCAGATTGATGAACTGCATACAGGTGATCTGGTCATTATGGCTTGTGATGGCGACGAAAAAGCAACCTTTAAAGAACTGGTTGTTGAAGATGGTAATTATTACTTACGGCCTTTAAATCCAAACTGGCAACCCAGGCTAATGCCAGTTAATGAACATTGCCGATTAGTAGGCAAGGTAGTGGGGCGGTTTAATGATTTTGATTAAATTAAAAAGGAAACGTAACAATGATTGCAACACTCAACAAAACCAAAACGGCGCTAAGTATTAATAAACAAGACTTTAAAGCAGCACTCGCTAAAATTGGCGATGGTATTGACAAGCAAATTGCATCACTAAAAAAAGCAAAGCAGAGCTATGACGCTGCTGAGTTTGCCCGAGAAGTTGTCAATGAAGCCAATATTTTTGAAGCAATAATCGAAGGGTATAATGAAGCAGAAGGCACTAATTTGAAGCTGGCCGATATCAGCAATCTTGGGCAAGCTCAAAGCTGGATTGATGATTTTTTGGAAAAGTATCATACCTAATATTTTATATAAAAACTCAAGGTTATCAAATGACTAGCTTTTACTTTTTATACGTTCTTGCAAATCATTAATTGCTGTTTCAAGTGATACCCGCCGTTCCGCTTTTGTCATCGCTTGAAAATTCTGGATTGATGCACTCAATTCGGCAGTGGTTTTAGCTATAGATTGTTCCAGTGATTTTTGCAGATTATGGTAAAGCTCGGCACTATTGCGGCTTATCTGCTTCAAATGCCTTAATTGTCGTGCATGTTTACAGTTACACTTCTTTTTATGTTTCAAAATCAACCTCGGAATTTTGCTTATGAAACCACTTATAGCCCAATCGCAATGGAATGGACGCTTCTACAATATTCTTCCTACCAATCATGTCATCACAGAAGGTTCTATAGGCATGTTTGTATTAGCTAGGCTGGATAGTGAAAAACCTGATCATTATATTCCCTTGGCATTTGGCCAAAGTGAAGATTTAGCAGGTGATCTAAATCCATTGATTGAATATTTAATAGATTTAAACCTTAATCCACACAAAACCATTCATGTTCATTACATGGGTGTACCTTATGATCGGGCAAGAGCTGTAGGAGTTCAGGAGTTTCTGGAAAACTATCCTCACCTGTTGCAATTAAGTGGTCAAACCGCGTTACTACATAACCCAGGTAAGCTATATTCCTTACTCCAGACGAAAGGAATTCGATAAGTAAACGCAGTCTATTTTCTTGCCGAAATTTACTTCTAATTTCAGGTAATTTATAAGAATTTTCAGTAAAATCAATTAGATTTCTATTTACACTACTTGTGCCTGATTGAATTAATTCAAAGAACTGATCTATTAAATAAGCCAATGTTTTTGGTTGACTAATACCACTAGTCATAAAAGCCTGTGCAATTTGCTGACGCGTTTTTGCCTCAAATGAAACAATCTGTTCATTAGATATATGACGCATCGAGATCCCATCATATTTATTTTTCTGCATATGCTTTTCAGTCTGCTCAAAATCTTCAAATTGCATAAACCACCTCTTTTCTACTCGGCCATGTGCCGGGTTTCTTTTTTTAATATAGCAGAAATTCATGAGAAATATTAGGTAAACCTATTTACTTTTATTTAGGTATGCCTAATAATAGATTTATCAAGCCAAAACACAGGCAATAAAAAGCCCCCGCGTTGAGTCGAAGCAACCGGAGGCATGACACCTAACTTTTGGGGTATTAGGAGTAAGAAGATTATGCATAACAAAACGCAGGAATTGCAAGCGACGGATGTTAGTTCATTTGCTAACGATGCCAAAATTTTTGCTGGTGGCCTGGGTACGTTGCTATTTACCATCGGCTATGGCCTGCACAACTGGGGCTTCTTCTAATGAACGCCCGCGCCACCGCTCCCAAAATATATCCGACCCCGTTCTGGGTGTTCGGCACTTATAAGCCAGGTGAAGGCATTTCCGGTCACATTGCCGGTAAGCCTTACCGCCTCGATGTTCAAACCCAAACGGTTTTTAAGAAAGTAGACGCCAGCTGGGTTGCCATGACTGACGCTGAATGCATACAGCCTAAATACAATATTAAGGATGTGCTGCAAGGCAAATATAACGATTTCCGTGACATTGCTGGCCGTTCAATCCGTCGTGCCAAGGCTAAAGGCTATTCAATCAATACTACCCGGCAGGCGAATCAACGCCGAATTTAACCCAACCGCCCTGCTTTGACGGGCATCCTACATAGGAAGTAATGATGACTCACTACTATGCCTGGAAGAACAATGAAAAGCGAGCACAGATGTACGGCAAGCCCTGTCGAATCATCGCACACGGTACACAGAACAGCCGCGAAATTGAGTTTGCAGATGGTACGCGCGAAATCGTTAGCGGCAATAGTTTAAGACGGTTGAGAGGTGAGCAATGACTATAATAGTTGATGCTGTTGACTGGGTAACAGCCGAACGGTTTTGTGAACTCACGGGTGAGTTACCTACCAATCTAAAAAATCTACGTCCATTGTGGGATGAGGGCCTTGTGTGGGTCCAACTTTCAGAACGCAAATTCAGCTATTCAATTAAGGGTTATAACAAGTGGGTAATGCAGAAGGCTCAGAGCTACCGCGCGGCACAAGAGCAAAAAATGGAAAAATCCAGATTAACTTTACATGGAACGGCAAACGCCAGTGGATCGTCCTTCCACTCAAGGACACCCATACTAACTTCACCAAGGCAGCTAAGATTAGACAAGAGCTAATCAAGAAAATAGAGTTTGATATTTTAACGCATGCTGATATTGAGGAAGTCACTGGCCGGCCATTTGAAAATGGCCAGGAAGATCCAAACATCACCTCTCCGACCAGTGTTCCGACATTTGCCTACTATGCCCAGCAGTACCTATTTAACCTGACTAACCATAAACAGGGAACCAAGGAAAAATACCTGTCCATCCTGGAGCGGATCTGGATGCCGCTACTAGCAGAAATGCCGATAGATGACATTAGCAGCCAGATGCTGCGTAATGCAGTTAATGGCCGTGAGTGGTCATCGGCCAAGGTCAGGAATGATGCCCTAATTCCGTTACGTGGGGTGTTCGAGCTGGCTGCTGATGATGAGGTAATTGATAAGAACCCGGCTGAACGCTTAAAGAACCAGAAGAACAATCAGGAACTCCCCGATCCTTTCACTGCTGGTGAACGTGACTTGTTGCTTCAATGGTTAAAGAGCCAGTGTATTACTGAGCGGCCAGTGGTTTATCTTTATTTTACTGTGGCGTTCTGGACTGGTTGCCGGCCTTCAGAACTGATTGCCCTCACCTGGCAGGATGTGGATTTTGTGAATCGGCAAATCTACATCAATAAGGGTCGGGTGAATGGTGTGCAGCAGGACAGCACAAAGACCAATAAAGACCGGTTTGTTGATTTAAACCAAACGGCTTTTGAAGCATTCCAGCAACTCAAGCAATTAAGTTATCTCAAATATGACCATGTGTTTATTTGTGCTGAGACTAATGAAAACTACAACACGCAGAAATCTTTATATAAGCATTTTAAAGCTGCGATTAAAGCCACAGGCTTGCGCTACAGGCCGTCATATAACACAAGGCATACTTATGCGACGGTTTGCTTGATGAGTGGCTTAAATCCGGTATATGTCGCTGATCAGCTTGGCCATAGTCTGGTCATGCTGATGAAAAGATACGCGCGCTGGATTAACAGTGACAAAAATAAAGAGGAGATTGCAAAATTAGAGAAACGTGCCCAAAACGTGCCCACAGGGGGTAAGCTCAGACTAAGTAATTGATTTTATTATTTAAAAATGGTGGGGGCGAAGAGACTCGAACTCTTACACCTTGCGGCGCTGGAACCTAAATCCAGTGCGTCTACCAATTCCGCCACGCCCCCTGAGAGAAGATTAAAAATGCACTGCATTTTCTTCTTGCTAGAGAAAAATCCATGATTTTTCTGTGAACGCATCATAACAAAACAGCTTATTCTTGCCTAGCATTATTAGCGCCAAATGTTCAAACATTGCGCAAATAAGCTTAATTTTTATCTATTTGCAGTTTTTGACCATTTTGATAAAGCAAATAATGCGTACCCAAGGCATCAAAAGCATCGTGTAAATGCAATTTAATTGTTCCCTTCTGACTAAAATCACCGTAGCTATGGCCTGCGCTAAATGTAGTATTAAACTGCTGCAAAATACGCTTTAAAATCCATGGATGGGCAAAAATCGAAACCTCAAGCACTTTTGCCTTACGCTTATACTGTTTCTGCCATGTCTTTAATTCATCTGCCATATGCTGAAACTTTTTGGAAAACTCCTCATAGTCTTCGGCAGAAAACCTGACCTGACGTGTCATAGAGCGATTCAACCATCTCCCCGCAATAATATCTTCCGTTTCATAATAGGGTGTCACAGGTTCAGGTAATGGTGTCAGTTCAGGCGTTAGGGATATTGGTGTATTTGACAT